CTTGGCGACAAAAAACATATTGCAATATCCGCACAGCAAGGGTTTTGTGTTTTTGGCAATATTCCCCCGCAGCCGTCTCCAAACCAGTAAAACAGACATTCGTTCCCAACCTGGACTAACGCCGATAAAATCAAAATCTTGTAACACGCCTCAAACCCGCATTCTCTCGTTAAAAAATCTGTGGCGGATTATAACATAAGGTGTGTCAAAAGTAAAGGGAAGATACAAAGAAAAAAGGGCAGTTTCCTATAAGAAAGTGATCATCTTCCCAACTTTATTTTTGATTAAAATCAAAAAATTATGCAAGTACGCACCTATATCCAAAATTCTTGTAATACGTTTGTAATATAAAAATAAATCAAAAATGCGCTTGACTTTATTTGTTAACCATAGTAATATATATTCAGTAAAGAAAAACAAAATACAAAACAAGCGAGAAAAAGATGGATGCTACAAAAGTAGAAAAAATTGTAACCCTGATAAAAGAGTTTATTGACCATGCCAACATAACAATTTGGGAAGAAGAAAGTTATATAACTCTTATTACTTATTCAGGGAGAAATATGTTTGGGCAGTTTTGCTACGCGATAGTAGCACCAGGAAGCGAACAATATCAAGATTTTGTAAGCGACCTTGAAGATTACGCTAACGAGAAAGAAATAGAAATTGACAAGAAGGATTTAAGAGAATTGAGAAAACCAGGAAGAGACACCCTTGGGTGTAGCAGTGTTTTTTATCTTCCCATACTTAAAAAAATTGACGGACTTGAGCCTTAGTAATAATTTTTAATTTTGGCAAATAATAAACCGACAAGATTAAATCTTGTCGGTTTATTATTCATTGTTAAAAATTTTATGTTTGTGCGCTTTTTTCCGTGGATTTCTTTTTTCTTCTTTCTCGCATATAATTCCTCATATATTCAGTCCTATCTCTTGCTCTATCTCTCTCGCGCTGCCTTTCCTGCACTTCAGGTCTAGCTTTGTATTTTTTCATGTACCTTTTTTTCGCTTCTTTTCCTTTCTCAGTTGCAAAATATTTTTTAATTGCTTTGTTTGTAGCATCTCTACCTTTTTTGCTCATTCTATACTTCCTTAATGCTTCTTTACCTTTTTCAGTTGCAAGATATTTTCTAGAAGAATTAGATTGTTTGGCTCTTTTTATGTCTTCGTTTTCTTCTGCATCATTAAAAAATATTGCTTTCCCAAAATGATGGATAGATATAGCGATATATCGTGAATAATATATTGTTATATCCTCTTTCTCACTTTTATCTTTTTTATTAAGTTGGCACACCCAAAATCCGTCTGGCAATTTTTCTGCAATTGACAAAATGTTACCAAATTCATCAAAAAATCCCATTCCAATTTCTATTTCTTTGGCAATATTTTCTATAGATTTTTGACTAGTATCATCTGTGCTGTCTTTTACGCTTGAAGATATTTTTATAGATGAAAATATAACAACCTCAAGTGGATCATTTGTATTTACACACTTCCATGATCTTTTATTTAGCTCTACTGTTTTCCATGTTTTGCCGTCAGCCTTGAAAACAAGATTTTTTTGTATTTTCACTTTTCACTCCTCGTCGTTAATATTTTAATTCCAATAGCTATAACCCATATTATTAGTAATGGAGCAAATCCATCAAGATTAAATGTCGGTTTATACCCCTCTGAATACTGTTGATATTGATCCCTTTCAAGTTTATATTTTCCCAGATCTCTTTCTGTTCTTCCTTGTGATTGCCACAGAGGAATAATGGTGCTTGCAGTAGACGTAATTATAATACCGCCAACCAGTGAGCATCCCATTGAATCATTGTATTCTTTGTTTAAAAAGTGCGATACTGATTTTACTCCACAGTACACAATTCCAATCCCAGGTAGCACAAACCCTGCACCTAATGATGCAGTAGTCAAAACTGAAACTTTTATAATTCCAGAAGTCAAGTACCAAGTTCCAAATGCCGAAGAAATTACAGAAAAATTCCTCCAGTTTCTTTGTGTTGAGGTTTCCGCCTCTTTCTCAATTATTCCGTAGTCAAAAATTTGCCTAACTTCTGGTGATTTGTACTCTTTCCTTGGCAAATACAAATCATTGGTAACCAAATTTTTAGTTGCCGATTTTAACCCTTGCACCAAAGCTGAATTAACTTGTTGTGCCGACACAACAATATCTTGTTGTTGTTCAAATTCATCTTTCATTTTTGTTATTACTAGCAAAATAATATTATATATTACTTGGTAAACATCTGTCAAGTGTTTGTTGTCTGTAGATAGTCGCACCAAGCTTAAACTAAATATCAATATTGCACAATAATATTGAGTTTATATTGTGTTATAATTAATTTGTACCCAAACACAAAGAACATTACAGCTATGTCATCACACTTCGTTATTGAAAAACAATGTATAGAATACACAGTTTCTTGTAATAATACGCACACAAACATAACCGTTGTAATTATAAACGGCAATATTGTTGGTGAATTTACAAAACTGGACGATGGTAGCTACGCTGCAAAAGTAATTAACGGATCTGACTCTGTGCCAAAAGATACGTATAGGATGGCAGAGCAGTATATTATAGATCAGTATTTTTCTGTATTCAGAAATGCCAGGGGCTTATTTAAAAAGCAAAAACAGACAAAAAGAAGATACGGCACACCAGCTTAAAATTCAAAATATTATAGCAATATTGTTTTTTTATTTAAAAATATTGCTATAATATTGTAACAAAATATGAGAGGATAAAATGCTTACGATTGCGGAAACTTCGAGTAATTCTTGTGGTGACAATTCAGAGAATGAAACGATAAGAGAAAATATTTTTAATGTTGTAGATGACATATTTAGAGTAATTTCCTACAAGGAGGCTGCCGTTCTGGTTTCGGCATCTGTATACGAAAAGTCTGGGATAAAATATGGTTATCTCCCTGGCGATGGAATTAATGAGGTTGTTTTGAGATCAAGCGATCGCGCTCTTGAAATGTATAACGAGATGTGCGAAAGATACAAAATCAAAAAAGTAGAGAATCCCCTCTCCACACAGATAATTCGTAAGTTACACCTATTGGCTTTTGGTGAAGAGTTCTCAAAAAAAGCCAAGCAACGGAATGGCGAGTATTTATCCCATACCGTTAAATTGTGTTCACCAATTAGGGCATACAAAGCCTTGTACAAAACTGTGACTCATGATGTCCCTGTAAATTTTGATGAAATTGAATCAGATGCAGAAATTGATGAAAAACACGAACAAGAAAAATTATGCGAATTTAGCCTTGTAGGTGAACAATTTTTGTATCAAAAATATAAAATCACTTTAGAGAACAAACCTATCGGCACTGTATTTAAGCGCGTTTACTATGTATGTGATAAAAATATGCGAACAAGAAAAAAATCATCATTACAGGCAGAAATATCTATGAATATTGATGGGCGAGCAATTAATTTAAGCTCCCCCAATAAAAAGGTGCTGTCCAATATTAGGGAGTGGCTAACAAATAAACTCTCCAATACTCTCAAGGGTATGTCAAAGTCAGTAATTGAGTATAAATCCGACAACAGAGGTATTGTTTTTGCAGCAATGCCAATGATTACAAAACTAGCACAGATGAATGGACTTTTAGCAAGATCGCCAGCAGGACGAGACTCTGATTTAATCAACTGGATAGATAGACAAGAGTTTGACGATCAAGGTATTCCATCGTTCCCAAATAGAGAGCTTTTATCAAATTTGATAATTACCTAGTTTTACGTATGGAGCATTCGGATTTTGTTACACCTGTTTGGCTTTCTCTATCCAAAGAAAGCCAAAATTATTAAAAATATTATGTCAATATTGTTGAAAATATTAAAATATCGTGTTAATATCGTATCTATATTAAACAACAACAAGGCAATTATGACAAAAGTAAAAGCTATAGCCGACAAATTCTTCGGCGGAAATGTTGAAAATTTTTTGACTGAAATGGCTGGGACAGGCTTCAAAGTTGATGGATGGTCAGATACGACTGAATTACCTCTAAATGTAGAAGATTTCAGATCCAAGGTTTTTGTAGCCTTGACAAAATCGGGCGTAACAGAGAAAGATTTTAGGGCAGCACTGTCATCATGGAGCGTTCAGTCTACGACCGATCACATAAATGATGAACCCATAAATAGTGTCCAGCCCGGTGCAATTGAAAAGATAGAAGATACTATTCAATCTGCGATCGCTGTTCAAAACGCAGGAATCCAACAACTTAGTGAAATTCAGCTTGATCAACAAATTTCGGAAGCAACAACGTCTGGGGTAACAGAGGGGATAGTTTTAGAACTTGCCAAACTTGACGGCAAGTTTAGAACTCAAGTGCAGATTCGAGAAATTTTGACGAATGTCAATAAAGCAATGCACGAAGACCAAAAAACAAAAGCATTATCATTGGCTGACGGTTTGTTAACTAAAATACAAGAAAGCTATTCAAGAAGCATTGAAGCGAATAAAGTATCAAAAGCAAGCCAAAAGTCTACAGAAGGTATGGTTGCCAGCATATTTGAAAGATTGGCGGGACTAAACAATTCTGCGCCCCAGTCGGCCGAGGGAAAATAGAGAAGGTACTGGTTGACGCGATAGAAATTCTTGCACAAGAAGAAAAAAGCCGAGTGCAAGAATTATACCTCAGTGCCTTGGTTTATGTAACTGTCGCGTTTTTACAGGCAGAAGAACAAAGAAAAAAGGAGATGATACCTATGATTGCAGCTTTACTAGAAAACTTTGAAAATGCTCCGATAGAAACAGGCAAGAACCTCTATGCCGCTGGGTTTTTTGCTGGTGCGATACTGTTTGGTGTTGCCGTTGGTAGTCCAATGGTTTTGCCAGTAGTATCTTGTGTTTCGCTTGCTTTGGGTATTGCGACTTTTATGGATAATCACAGACGTTAAAAGCAATTCTCGGTTTTATAGAGAACAAAATTTATGTCACACGCAACAGAGAACGACTCGCCACGAATTTTAATTGTCCCCAAAGAAGTGGGCGGACTATCAATGCCAATCTTATGTTTCCTAGCTGGGACGCTTAGTTTTGCGCTGCTTGCTAATGCGGTAACAAGTTTTAAAATGGCACAGCAGCAACAAAAAGATGCAAGCCCAACGGATGGTGTGCAGCAAGAATTAACAGCAAAAAGATTGCCAATACGCGGGCATATTCGTGCAAAACGATACAGAAAACAAATTAAATAAAAACCTCGCATTATTTTAAATAAAAATCAACACTTAGTGCCAAAATTTGACGGGAATAGACTGATTGAATCAAAATTAATAACTTTTATTGATTTTGTTGATTTAGCGTTAATTAATAGTCGCATTAAATCAGATTTGCTAGAAATAATCAGTTTGCAAAACTATAAACAGCAGAATTAGTTGACTTTGTCTGTTAGCCATAGTATTATATATTTAATTCAGTAATTTAAAAAGACTATGGCTATTGATTTTAATGCTTTGACAAGAGAGTTGGAGGACAAGAAAGGCAGATGTTTGATTCCCACAACATTCTATGATTGGGTTAGTGGATACAGAGTTGATTGCATAACCGACGAAAGAACTCCGGTGAAAGTCTACTATTTAATAGAAGAAGGGGCGCATGGTTACTCTATCAAGTTTTTAAATGGTGTAACTGGATTTGAATCCTATTATGTCCATGATTTGTTAGCGAACAAGCAAGATCATCCTACGGGTTATTGGGCTGCTTGTTCGCTAACAATAGGAAGATGGGACGGTCTATACGTTGACGCAAAACAGGTAGATGAAAAACTCAGAAAATTACCATTTGATGTCAATACACAACAATAACTAAGTGCGACAGATTTTATTGTAAAATCTGTCGCACTTAGGTAAAATTACATAGAATAATCTCAGGTAACAAACCCATTCCTTATGTCAACATTTCATAATACCATATTTCGCAGAAACTTGTTACAAAAGATTCTTGACATCTATGTGTTAGCTGTAGTATTATATATTAATATGTGTAGCACAATTAAAAACAATGGATATTAAATTTAGTTCACATTTTAGTGGGTGTGGTGGATTTGCATCTGGGGCAAAAAAAGCTGGATTTGATGTTATCAGTGGCATTGAGTGGGATGAAAAACGCCCAGAAATAGCAGAACTATATAGAACAAACGTCAACAGAGATCATCTGATCTATAAAAATATTACAGAGGTTGATTTTAATGAGCTAAACATTCCACTCCCCACAGAAAGGAAACAGAATGGATTAGTTTTAGTTCACCAAACATCCCCACCATGTCAAGATCACACCACACTAAACAAAAAAAGAGATGCAAAATCATCACGAGCTAACATATTGGGCAATACTCACGATTTTTACAAAATATTTATGCCGGAGTACGTTGTGCTTGAGAACGTCAAGCTTTACAGAAAAAGTGGAGTTTATAAAAACTTTAAGCTCTTTCTCTCAACCCTTGGCTACAAAATCGAAGAGCATATTTTAAACGCCGCAGATTTTGGCGTACCTCAAACAAGAACCCGGTTGTTCATGATTGCTGCTGCGCCAAACTATAATCTGCCAACAATAGAAACAACGCACACTGAATGTCTAGGCGATCAACTCCATTTATTTAAAAACCGGTGGGTTGGCTGGTATGAGGCGATCGCCGATATTATTGACAAGCTAGAGCCATCAAAATTGACTAATAAACAAATAGAGTTTGTCCAGTTGCAACAAAAAAGTTATGCAACAAGGGACTCTGAAACCCCATCTTTCGCTATTACAGCCTCAATAGGAGAACATAATGTAATCCCGAAGGTGCTATTACCTAAGAATGCGTTTTTGGTGCAGAGAATTGGGTATTTTAAAATTCCAAAAATAAAAGATTCGCTACAGCCGTGTTGGACTTTGGTTTCTTCGCTGTGTGACGATGGCAAAGGTGGCACAAGAAATAAAGTCATTGACGTACTAATTGATGATTGCGATACTAAAAATTTAAATACAGACGCTTTGGCAAGGTTACAGGGATTTGACAAAGATTATAAATGGAGTGGCAACAAGAAAATAGATGTGCATGGTCTGGGTAACAGTGTCTGTCCACCTGTATCGGAGGCAATCTGCAATTCCATTAAAAAAGCTATTTTGGCTAGGGACAATTAAAATATTGTGCTAATATTAATATTATTAGTTTTAATATCTAATCAATATTGACAACCGAAAAGGAGTTTTAATGCAATATCGAGTCGTGTACCAGGGCTATGGGCAGTGGATTGGTGAAAATGCCACCAATTAACGGCAGAAAGCTTCCTCGTAAATTTACATAAGGAGTTGATTTGATGTTTAACTTTGAGACTATTAAGCCACAATACGATGTATTAGCCTGGATGTCAGAAAATAGTGTATCTTTTTATTTAGAATTTTCTGATCCAACTCTTCAAAAAAGTGTTCAGGAGGAGTTGGAGTCAAAAGGCTTTTCAACAATATATGAGTTTACTGTGAGGCGGTTAATTCAATTGCAACCACCGTCAGGAATGGACACACTACAAATTTTGGAAAGAATTTGTACGACGTTGGAATTGGAGCATTACAAAGTTCAAAGAAAAATAGCTCCAAGATGGAAGCTATTAAAAGATGTCTTACCAATACAAAGTTTCATTTTAGGGAGTTAGTTATGTATTGCGACATCCAAGGAAAATCTGTAGAGCGAATAATTGAAAATTGGAGCGTCTTGATTGACATTTCTCCTGGCAAAATTATGCAGTTTTACGTGCTAACTGACAGTTTGGAGAAATTTAATCTCTATTACTCCCTTTTGTCTGCTAAGTTAAATTTGATTGACGGTGGCGAACTTGTACTGCGCCCACAGTCATTAAGTTTATACCAAGAAATAATGTTAAAATTGCCTTTAACCGCACAGAATTACAGCTTTGCAGTTAAAACTTTTAACGAATCATGGAATGCAAAGCCTGAGCAAGACAAAGACTATTTTAATAATAGATGGAGATTTGGACACGACTACGATCAAGAATTAATGGAAGATAAAGTTTTAAAAGAGGCTTTGAAGGACTTTGAGGGAAAAATAGTTATCTTCACGTGGGTAGATGACACTAATCCCAAAATCACTAGAGTCGCAATGGCTTCGCAGTTCAAAAGTGGTGCAATAAAACCAGTGGAAAAGTAAATTTAGCCCCGTAACAGGGGCTTTTTTTATTGGCAAAACCAATTTCTTTCGCTAGGGCATTTTTTAACCTTTTTGCAGGGTAGTAAATACCCTGAAATATGTCCAGTCCAATTACCATATTCATCTACTAAAGTTCCACTAAAATCAGCACCAAGTAGTTGGTACGGTCTTATGTCTATTCCACAACCAGGGCAACGAGTACCACCCCAGGAAGCCATAAAAAGATTGTAGTTTCTATGGATTTGGTTTTCAGCAATACTGTCTAGTTCTCTTAGCCGCTGTTTTAATTGATATCGCTTACGTCGCTTTTGTCTTTTTATGTTTCCGGTTAAATGATAAAGTATCCATAATTCAAATTGTTAGAGTTGTAGCGCGATCGCCCATCAAAAGAGCGATCTTTATGTGACTGTTATGTGATTAAATGCGATCGCCCAACAAAAAGAGACGACCGCTTGTTAATTCAAACTGAAATCTGTGATCCATTCTTTAGCTCTCTAATCAGGGACGGATAACTTGCTAGATAATCACTTTCGTCAGAGAGAAAATTACCGTCTACTCCAGATTGTCTAATTTTTAAAGAGCGATATGTTTTCCCTTCCCTGACAAGCACTTTTATTTTCTCATTGTTAATCAAAAGGTATCCAGTATATTGCATGATCTTCCTTGGTGATTGTGAGTGCGATCGCCCTAAAAGAGGCGACCGCGTAAATTAGCTACTTGAAAACTTCAATCAAAACTGATTCAGGGTACAGCCCGACGCAACCAAAGCGCGGATCATAAATCTGTTCAATGTCTATTTCCCGTTTACGGCACAAAACAGATGCTTGTCCACCATTTTGACTTGCAAACATTAAATTTTTGTATTTCTTGCAGACAGATATTTTCTTAGTTTCCACTCAGCAATCAAGGCAGCATCTGCACGCCCATCACAAATTTTTACACCATTTTTGTATTTTGAATTTTTTTCATATACCAAGTCTTTTATTTGTGGTATTAATTCCACAGCGACTTTATCGCCATTGTATTGACCGCTTGTTTTGCCGTTAACACCCAAAAGTGACATCCATTGAACGGATTGAACCTCTGTGCATGATATCTGCTTCATAAAAATGCACATCTGCAAAGCCCCAAGACCACGCCCATATTTAAGCATTGATGCAACACTCTGACTTCTTTTTTCTCCGCCTTTTTTCTCGTCTTTTTGGCTCATGGCTTTCGCAACTTCTATGGCCGCAAAACTATTGTTAGGGTCAAAATCACTAAATATTTTAGCAACACCCCTCATTGAGATTTGCCCATCCATAAACGGCATATCGGCGCACATAATTAACTCTCTGTTTTCGTTTATAGCGACAATAGCACCCTTAGATCCTGGATCAACCCCGATAAATACTTTCATGATTTAGCCTAAAATGTTATTGCAATATTGATGCTATATTAACATTGTTTGTGGTAAAATGTGTTAACAAGTATCAAGAAATTTAAAGCCATGCAGTTAAGTACAGAAAAAATAAATACCCAAGAAACAAAGCCAGAAGTTGAGGCAATTTTACATTCAAGCGAATGGGTAAAACCAGAGGACAAGCTCCCGCAACCTTATGAGTTTGTTTTAGTAATGATAGCAGAATGCAATATTCCAATATATTGCCTCTATCAATGCGACGATTTTTATGTTGTCAGTGTGTCGCTGGTTCGCAATAATGTGAATACAAGAATTAAACTTCTAAAAAAAGAAGTCTTGGTGTGGCGAGGAAATCTTGGAATAAAACTTCCACAATAAAATCAAAAACTGGTTGACTTTTGTGGTTAACCAATGTAATATAGATATATAGACAAAAACCACAAACACAAAAAACAATGACAATTTTCATAAACAACAACAAGACAATGAAAGAACTCGCTGCAAAAGTATTTAATTACAGCGGTAGAAAATATAAAGTAGTGCCACAACTTAACTATTGTCTCAACAATTATTGGGACGGTGGCAGCAAAGAAAGATGCGTTCTCGTAAATAGAGAAAATGGCGAATTTCACGCACCTAGCGATGATACAAAAAACCCATTTAAGGTAGTCGCTCATAAAAGCTTCGAGATTCCAAAAGGGTATTTTATAATTACCCACACAATAAGCATGGGAAAAGACGCTGGGATAACTTTTTATGTAAGACCCGAAGAAATGCCCAAGGATTTAGCTAGTGGCGACTACGATTTAACCTTTGAGCAAAAAGTTGTTCTATCCTGCTTTTTTAGTTTTAAATCGAGCTACGCCGGCATTAAAGATTATCGCAAAAGCAATGGTTTAGCTTTAATATCATCTCAAGAATGGGATAACGCCAAAGCTTCATTAATCGAAGCGGAGTATATAAACGCACGAAATGCTATTACCACAAAGGGTAAAAATGCGGCTCTAAAGTTTAGCTTCAGCAGCCTTCACAGCGAAGTAAAAAAGCAGTAAACTGATTTAATAAACCATTTTGCATTTTGATTCCGATAAAATGCAAAATGGTTAAAAATCGGTGTAATAAAATAATACAAAGCGCGATACCGACACCTATCAATAGACAACAAAATTGCGATCGCAACAACAAAAAATATGCTAGTTAAAGACTTTTTAGAATTTGCCGAACAGGTTAGACAATCTAGTGAGAAAGACCAATCTGTGCTAGACCTAGAGCTAAATTTTTATGATGGAAGCGAGTCATGGGACATAGACAAATTAGAAATAACTATGCCTGACGCAGAAACAGAAGAACCAGGTTATGTTGTCTTTGAGTTAAAAACAAGTATTGACATAGAAGATGACCGGTTTGACAGAAGTCACCCAGAAATACGCCATGAAGTAGTAGCCCCATAAGTGCAGCGAAACCTTTTAAGGACTAACAGCTACTGGAAGTTAGCCCTTAAAGAAAAAAGCATAATATTTAAGATTATGCAATTTTTTCTGTCAAATGGATTTTGTGAGCGAATCCCACGAAGCGGGTATTTTGCTTCTTGCTAAATTTCAAGAATTTAGACAGCTAACCCTAGCTCTATATTTATATTTCTTTCTTAGTTGTATTGCATATTTTTTCTTCTCGTGCTATAATTATATTAACGAGAGTAAATCCTTAGATCAAGCGTACTGCGTTTTGGTTTTAAACTGTTCTCGTTCGGGTCTTGTTCGCAAGGAGACAAGATATCCAGGGAAATTCCCCCGTTACTATACGTATGCGGTTTTAAAAAGCCTATACCTGGAAGGCAACTCGTACCTCGGATGCGAGATAACCTCAAAAAGCTGACAGGACGCGAGGCAGATGGTTACTGCCAAGATTGAAGAAACATAAGAACCTTCGCCTCATCGATCCTAACGGATTAAACATCAGATCCTTGAAGAAACTGGTGAGCCTATAGAGGTGCTATAGGCACGTTGGTGAAAACTAACAAGATTTTGAAGGGAACTTGAGCCAGTAACTGTCCTGGATTAAAGTGCATTACAAAAGCACACCAAGCTTCGGTCATGCTTTTTGGTTTTCAAGCAACAAAATTATGATCTAACCTTGGGTTTCCAACCGTGTGGACTAAATCACCGCACAAAAGCACACTAAGTATTAGACATAATTATTCTCATTGTTTTTTATTCCGCAAAAACCTAACGCCAAGTGTGTATGCGCTTATTTTAAGCGTTTATATTATTTTGGTATTTAAAACTGCGATTTTGTCGTTGCTAGAATCTTTTTATCTTTTTCTGGACAAATAAAAATCGTTAGCTTTAGTTTATCGTCCTAAATTCTGTGAATTTAGGACAAATTGTCATGCTTATTTTTATTAAAGCCAGATATGCACAGGCGTAAATATAGGCGCATAGAATACATTTGTTCTGTGCTTCGCTGAAAACGGTGATTTTTGGCGGCAAAAAACTACAAGCGTGTTACATGATTTTTGGCAATGACAACGACTGAAATGCCTATTCTATCGTAAGGTTGGACACCAAATTTTCAAATTACATATAATACCATAAAGTGGGTACAAAAGTCAAGGGAAGATACAAAGAAAAAAGGGTAGTTTCCTGTAAGAAAGTGATCATCTTCCCAGCTTTATTTTTCAGTGAAATTATAAATGTATTACAAGCACCCTCTTATTATGGCTATTGCAACGGAGGCGCATTTGTTGAAAGAAAGGAAAGATGGTGGGAAGGTGATAGTTTAGCGATCTAACAAAGAAATTGTGGAGATTTTATTCCGATAGCTTGGTAAGCGTAAAACTCAGTGGATAAAGCCACTGAGAGTGTCAATTCCTCGTTCGCACCCTGATGCAAACAATAATGATCCGAACAACTTCAAAAGGTGCTAATTAGAGCTTTTGTGTAACCAAAGTGGCGATCGCCACATTAGCTAAAACCTAAAAGGATCAATACCGGGGTTGGAGTAGAGCAAGAAAGCTGCTTGAGCAGCACGGAAAAGACGCAGACAATTTTGCTTATGAATTCCAAATAAGTGAAATAAAGCTAATGCAGCTTGACGGTGGCTTTGCAGTTCCTATGTTCGCTCTAAATGGAGTGTCAGGCTACAGACTGGTAATTAAGAATGATCTGCCAACCGTAATGTCTAATTATTTTCAATTCGCCATAGAAGAGGACGAGTTGAAGGTCAGAGAATGGGCAGAATCTAACTACAAGAAACTATTCGACTGTGCCAGCATGGGTGACATTTCCCGACTAGTAGAATCAACTCCCAAGCTGAAGAAAAAAGTTAGGAGTGGTTTAATATGCAATAATTTTAGTTGACTTTTTTTGTTGACCATAGTATTATAGATATATAGACAAAAACCAAAAACAAAAAAGAAAACAATGCAAAACTTCATTAACCTAAAAACACACCATAGAGAGGGAATTAAGGCACATTTAGCGATTGTAGGTATGCCAAACTTCGGAATTTTGCAATATTACGGCACATCGTTTGATGATTCAGAAAGAGGGAAAGACATTGCATATCACGGCGGATGTCACATAAGCAAGATAATGGTAGACAATTTAGAAGATGGATTCTACCGATTTACTGAAGCAGTGAAGCAGCATAGTATAGAAACAAATGTTGGTTTCTTGAAAATAATTGGTGGAAAAATTATTAATAAATCTGCGGATTTAGAATCACTGATTTTGTCAGACCAAGACAAATCAATGTTTGAAGCGCAAAAACTTCGCGGACAAGAAATATTAAAAGATTGGGAAGAAAAAGAGAGGGTGGCGAAAATAGCGAAAGAACAGGAAGATGTAAAAAAAGCGGTAAAAAATAACAATAAAAAATTAGAAAAAATAAAAAACCAGATTGGAGAATCTACCGCATTAGATATTGAAGCCTTCAGAAAGCTAACAGTAGAGCAACTGATGGATATTATTATTGATCAGCAGACAATAATAGCGTCGCTAAATTCTAGAGAAAAAACAGAAAACTAAAAGGGATAGGAACATGAGTCAAACGATGAAGACATACTTAATGCTTGGCGTTAGAATTCCTTGCTCGGAAATGCCAGAAGATATTTTTTTAAATTATTGTGAAACTGAAGAGACGTTTTTTGATAAAAACGCAAAAATCAAAATCATACAAACAGGTGTGGGTACGTTTTTTGATAAAAACACAAAAATCAAAATCATACAAACAGGTGTGGGTAACGATGATGATGACTATGTGGTTGGCTATGTTATCGGCAATTATGAAGAAATGTCCGATGATTCAATCATCGAAAAAGAAATCAGTTTTATTGAAGATTTTGCTTCAATAGTTGGAAATGCAATTAAGAAAAAATTGGACATCAAAATGCAAAAAGTAAGGTTGATAATGTTCACTAGCCTTATCTAATTTTCAATTCAGGATATTTTACTGGAAGTAGAAAATTTCGTAACATTTCCTGTATTTTTTTTGAATTATATTTTTATCTGCGTTTCCGTCTATTCGCACAATTCTGTATGGGTTGAGTTTGTGCAATTCCATATAGCCATGCTGCACACGCCGATGAAATTCTATAGTTTCCTGCTCAATTCTGTCTGGTGCAGATTGCCCACGTTTACGCGAAAGTCCAACTTCTACATCTACATCTAGCCAAATAGTTAAATCGCTTTCCAATCCGCCTGTAGCAATTTGATTTAGTTGATTTATTAAATTAAAGCTTAAACCTCTGCCGTAGCCTTGGTACGCAATTGTCGAGTCGGTGTAGCGATCGCATAAAATAAACTTATTTGCTGCTAAATTTGGTTTTAGTTTTTCTGCGATGTGTTGCGCTCTGTCTGCCGCATACAGCAAGAGTTCTGTAATTTCGCCAATTGGATTGTTGTGAGACTTTTCTAGTAACAACTTCCGCAAATCTGTCCCCAATTCTGTTCCTCCTGGCTCACGAGTGAGTATTGGGGACATATTTAAACTTTCTAGCCATTGATAACACATCTGTATCTGTTTGACACTCTGCGCTCTAAAGAGACGCAGATTCTATAGAGGGTTTCAGTCTATGTCCCTCAGTTATCCCAGTTTCAGACATTGCCTTAATATTGGGTTCTTGCCCTGACTTCGTTTGCCCAAAGGGCGAAATCATATCTGACAAGCGTATACTTTCCGAGAGTCCCCCGGTAGGTTTTTATGTCTTGTACTGACAACTTAATTATAACACAATATTGAAGGCGAATCAATTCGCCCGTGTGCGTTTTCCCCTTCGGTCTGAAGACGCGAAGCTCCCAACGCTACCGCTTTCCTCTTGGTGGAAATTTATCAGTAAAGGAGTCCTCAAAATCAAGGAAAGAATATCAAGATCTTTTTGAAGAGATATTATCATTTTTGAATCATAAATAAAACTAGAAAACCGCTAGACGAGTCCATTGTCAAAGAGTTTGTTTTTGGAAAAGAACAAAATATCAACGACAATGATTTAGTTCCGAGTAAAACGGTGGAGTTGTATACCACAAAAGAAGCCCCAACAAGTACAATCAAAACAACTATACAGAAAATAAACGAAATTCCCACACAAAAGGAAGCTGTGATTCGTTTCACGGTAGATCTGCCAGAATCTTTGCACACAAAATTATCTATTTTGGCAGCAAAAACTAAGCGCAAAAAATCTGAGATTGTTAGGATTTTAATATCTGATGCACTTGAGAATTCGGATTGATATTTTGAGAAAACATGGGTTGGTGTTTCTATAGTTGTATCTATTGATGCAAACCACCGCACTTCGCGCAAAGTGCGGTGGTTTGCTGGGGTGGTCATAAAAATTCGATATATAAAGACGGGAGATATAGGATTATTATAGCATAGATATCCTGACTCTAAACATCATTAATAATATTCAAAATTTCCTACTTATCTTCCTTATTGACGCTTAAATACTGTCTTTGTAAATATTCTTTTGCGAAAAATTAAAAATTTAATTTTTTGCAAAAGCCTTGACTTTCTTCGTTAACCACAGTAATATAGTTGTATACAAAAACATCAAAACCAGAAAACAATGAGAATAATCAAAAAAACAAATTCATCGAAACAAGTCAGACATCCATTGACACATTCTAATTTTTGTAAATTAGCTGAGACGCTTTATGATGATTACGACGATAAAGAGTACGCCCAAAATTTTCGCGGTAATTTAGAAGTTGAGGTTGGCGATTTTTTGATTTTTGTGGAAGAGGATAACTCTGGTGAATTAACTGGGCGCGAAATAGAAACAATAATTTCTCGCGTAGAAGAAAAAACATACGATTATCTGCGATACCCTTATCCACCAGGGGCAATAGGACCACTAGAACGAGAAATATACTGTGAGTACAGACTAAATATGTACGAATGGGTGCTAAGAGAAATAATAGAAGAAAATATCCTCAAAGGAAAAGAGGAGATCAAAATAAATGTTTCGGACATCCCTCAAATGTCTGAACATCCTAAAACCAAAATTGAGGTAGAGTGGTGCAATTTAGAAGAAAAAATCAAAATTTTTGTTGAATGCAATGGGCTTAAACTTAATTCCGATTATTTTCGAGGATGGGGAAGTGAGTGGGGGGAATACCAGCAAAGACAATATATAGAATACTGTATTAGGGGTGGAGTTTATTGCAGGGATATTTTATTGAATTTTCCTGGTTTAATAAAAAGTGGCGACAACTTTGGAGATGGTATTAGAGGTGATTTCGTTGTTGTTGACGGTTTACAAAGATTAATTGCTGTCAGAAAGTTTATTTCTAATGATTTGTCTGTATTTGATGGCTGCTATCTTAGTAATTTTGATGAGCCAGAAAAAATACTAAAAAGATGTAAACTCTTCTTTTATGTAAACAACCTAAAAACACTCGCTGAAGTTATGCAATGGCATTTAGATTTGAATACGCCCACAGGTGGTATTCATTATTCCAAAGATGGAATAAATCGCATCAAGAAGTTAATACGCGAATCTAATTAAATTTCTGGCGACGACAAACTATATTGAGAGAGTATTTTAATCTCAATATAGTTGCAATATTAACTCACTTGGGTTACAGTGGTAGAAGTAAAACAAATAACAAAAACAACACAAAAATGCCATTTATACACTTACATAATCATACCACAGAAGGTAGCGTACTTGATGCTACCCAAAGCGTAAAAAACATGGTTGCTACCATAAAAGGGATAGGGCAAAGTGCTGTTGCGCTGACAGATCACGGTACAATGTCCGGTGCGATAAAATTGTTGAATGCCTGTAAGCAGCATGGTGTAAAACCAATTATCGGAAACGAGATGTACATTCTTGTTGATGGGAAAAAATACCACCTTACGGTTTTGGCAAAAAACATTGCAGGTTACAAGAACCTTTGTAAGCTGACGAATTATAGCCATGTACATGGCTGGCACGGTAACAAGCTATTTGGCAGACCAACAATCTCCAGAGATATGTTGGCAGAAAATAGCGAAGGCTTGATAATCCTTTCTGGGTGTGCTGCCGGAGAGTTACCAAGATATATTTTGGCTGGTGACATTGAAAAAGCAAAAGTAACGGCAGAATGGTTTAAGAGCGTTTTTGGCGACGACTATTATTTAGAAATCCAAGATCATGGATTTAGAGGAAACGGTAGCCAAGACATTAATGGTGATAAAATAGAAAACAATACCAAGAAGTCACCCTTGAACGATGTAACCGTCAACCAAACGCTGCATCGTTTTTCAATAGAATTGTCAATCAAATTAATAGCAACAAACGACGCGCACTTTAGCTGTGCGGACGACTGGGAGGCACAAACTGCGCTCCTTTGTATCAATACTAAAACCACCATTGAATCCCCATCTATGAAATACACTGGGACGGAATATCTCAAAACGGAACAAGAGATGTTGGCATTATTTGCCGATCACCTGCCCCAAGATGTTGTCACTCAAGCTGTCAATAACTCCCAGGAAATAGCAGACAAAGTTGAAGGTTACGAAGGGCTGATATTGAAAGAGGGTGACACCTCAAGAATGCCTAAGTTCGCTGCGCCTTTGGGTGAAGGATCGGCAGAGGATTATCTTCGCAAAGTCGCTCACGATGGTTTGGTAGAAAGGTTCAAGGGTCTGGACGTTGAGGAGAGATATAGCGATCGCTTAACCCTCGAACTCGATGTAATCTGCTCGAAAGAATTCGCGGATTACTTCCTAGTGGTTTGGGATTATTGCAAATATTGTTTTGACAACAATATAGCCATCGGGGCAGGGAGAGGCAGCGCGGCAGGGTCTTTGGTTGCTTACTCCCTAAGAATTACCAACATCGATCCCATTCACCACGGACTATTGTTTGAGAGATTTTTAAACCCTGAACGGATGTCAATGCCGGATATAGATATAGATTTTGAGCCGTCACGACGGCATGAAGTAGTAGATTATGTGTCAAAAAAATACATAAACGTCTGCCAAATCGGAACATTCGGAACGCTGGGGTCTAAGTCTGCCCTAAAAGACGTTTTTAAGGTTTGCGGTTTGCCTTACTCCGAGTCAGATAGGTTGTCAAAATTAATCCCAATCAGCCGAGGTAAGCCTACAGACTTGAAGGTGATGATTGGGGAGGCAACGCCCGTCCCCGCATTTCGTGAAATTTACCTGCAAGACGAAGGCGTTAAAAAAGCCTTAGATTTAGCCATCAAACTTGATGGCGTTACCAAAAGTCGAGGTGTCCACGCCGCGGGTGTTGTAATTTCTCCCGTCTCACTGGATGAACTCGTGCCAGTAATGAGAGCCGCTGGCGACGACGGAGACACCACGATAGTTTCCCAGTATGAAATGGCGGACATTGAAAGCCTGGGGTTATTAAAGATGGATTTTCTGGGTCTGAAAAATTTGACGGCCATTCAAAAAACCATAAACCTGTTGTCCGCTAGGGGCATTAATATTAGTGCCGATGAGATTGCTGCCAAGGATAAGCAGTTTCACCCAGAGTGGAGCGATAAATTACCAATGGACGTTGAGCGCACATACAAAATGCTCACCCAAGGGAAAACCTACGGTGTTTTCCAACTTGGTAACAAGGGCATCACCGACAAGGTAAAACGACTAAACCCCGACAGCATTGAAAGCATCAGTGCGATTTCCGCACTTTACCGGCCTGGACCGCTTGACGCTGGTGTGGTTGATGACTATATCTCCCGTAAAAACGGGGAGAAACCCATAACATACCCTCTGCCGATACTTCAACCAATCCTTGAGTTAACCTACGGCTGCATGGTTTACCAAGAGCAGATCATGAAGATTGCCCAGGTAATGGCGGGATACTCTTTGGGTGAAGCTGATTTGCTGCGCCGAGCTATGGGTAAGAAAAAACCAGCAGAAATGGCAAAGCAGCGCGATCGCTTTGTGTCCGGTTCAATAAGCGCAGGAATTGAATCAGATATCTCTAACAAGATTTTTGATGATATGTCAAAGTATGCAGAGTATTGTTTCAACGCTTCGCACTCAGTCGCATACAGCTATATTTCTTGGACAACTGCATACCTAAAGGCGAATTACGCAGCAGACTTTACAGCAGCATTATTAAGCTGCGATGCTAACAACATGGATGAAATAAAAGTTGCAATCCCCGCAGCCAAAGACATCGGCATAAACGTTATTCATCCAAGTATCAATGAGTCCGACTCTGACTTTAGAAGGATTGACGAAAAAACCGTAAGATTCGGTTTGTCGGCCATCAAAGGACTGGGAATTGATGTAGTCCAATCCATAATTTCGGAGCGCAATAAATCTGGCGAATTTAAAAGTTTCCCGGATTTGGCGAAAAGAGTGCAACTTACTAAAAGAGCTACGGATGGGCTGATATATTCGGGTGCGCTTGACTCCTTTAACACCAACAGGCAGCAGCTAATAAAGGATGCTGACCTTTTGCTGGACTGGTCTAGAGATTTAGTAAAAAGTAAAAACTCTGGTCAGATGTCGCTTTTCGACATAACCACAAGCGTTTCTTTTGATCCGCCAAAAGCACCCAATATTGATGACCTTGATTTAGACTCTCGCAACTTTAAGGAGAGCGAATATTTGGGGATTTGCCTTAACAAAAAATACAGCGACTCGGAGAGCGAGATATTAGGTGGGATTTGCAATGAAAATATTGAATCAATAAAGGATTTACCTGTAAACCAAAATGTTGCATTTTTGGCAAGAATCCCAGATATCCTGAACACGAAAGTTAAGAACGGCGCACAGAGTGGCAAAACTATGGCTTTCTTGAAGCTCGCCGACAACTCTGGCGAAATTGAAGCCGTTATGTTCCCCAATTCCTACGATATTTATGGGGAAAAATTAAGAACGGATTGCCAATTTCTAATCAACGGTATTGTCTCCGAGAAAAACGGCGACAAACAGATAGTAGTCAACAATATTTGCGCTCCAGAGGCTGTTAAATTTGTTGTCGCATACATCAATGATGAAGAGAAAGACAGGCTGACTGTTAAAACGGCGATCGCATTTTCCAGAGGCGATTTACCTCTGATTTTATGGTACAAGGGTCAACAAATTAGAACAGGAAAATGGGTCAACAATGACGCTGTTGAAAACCTTAAAAACCTGGGGATTACAGCAGCAGAATGTAAGTACGGAGAAATAAAAACCCATTTTGATATTTATGATTCTGTGGATATGCTGGCGAATGCAAAAGACTGGCAAACTGTATCCGAACTTTCGCTTTGTTTCAGACTGATAGATAAAGATTACGGTGCTACTGTTTGGAAGCACGCACCATCTTCTGTAAAATCTCACGTCAACAGCCTAAAAGCAGCACCCAAACCTGAACTTGTCGCCAGCTAAAGGCAAACTATTAGCACGATATTGGTTGACATAAAATCAATATCGTGTTAATATTGTAGAAAGCAACAAGAAACACGCAGCGTTAAAATTTAAAAAATAAGATGTCAGCTACACAAAAAGAATTGTTTGAATCAGAAAATTACGAAGCTAGATCCCCCGATTTGCCAACCAATCACTGGTACACAAAAAAATTTATGGTTGATCTAGTCCGCGAATCTCTTGGTGGTGTTATTGGGTTAGATCCGTTTGCAGATCCAGGGAAAAGGATCGAGACAGTACATGGGCATTACACTTATGAAGATAACGGGCTTGCACTGCCTTGGGGCTGTGGAAGGGAGACGGACACTGTTTTTATAAACCCTGGGTATTCGCATGGCGAACCCAGGTCGGCTATAGAAAAGCTAGTTGAGCAAAAAAACGCTGGTAATATTGTCGGTGGCGTTGCATTGCTCAAAGCAGGTGTTTTAAGCAATAAAGGCACACAGGATTTAATTGAGCAAAATGCAGCATCTATTTGCCTATGGAAAGGTCGCATCCAATTTGACCCAGGCGAACCGTTATTAAAATGGCGTGAAGAACAGCGTATTCTTGGTAAAAAAATCCCAGAAAAATTAAGTGCAAATAATTTTGATATCTGCTTTATTAATTTTTTCAACGAGAAAAATAGATATTTTTATGGGACTTTCTGTCAATACGGAATGGTTTTAAAAATTGACTAGAAAATAGTGTTGACTTTAATTGTTAACCATTGTAAAATACAGTATAGTCAACAAACACAAAACAAAAACACAACTGCAAAAATTATGTCTCAAACAGCATACCAACCACTGCATTTGAAATATCGCCCACAAACCCTATCACAACTTGTGGGACAGGAACACATCAAAAAAACTTTAATTAATGCCATAAATACTGGCAAAATAGCGTCTGCATACCTGTTTTCAGGTGCGCGAGGCACGGGTAAAACTTCCACTGGTCGCATTTTAGCGAAAAGCCTAAATTGTGATACTGGCATAACCTCAGACCCTTGCGGTGTTTGTGAATCCTGCAAAGGAATAACGTCTGGGTATTCCCTGGATGTTATTGAAATAGATGCGGCCAGCAACAATGGCGTGGATAATGTCCGCGACTTAATTTCAAAGCTGCAATTTGCCCCAGTCGGTCGCTATAAAGTTGTCATCTTGGACGAGGTTCACATGATGACAACCGCAGCTTTTAACGCCCTGCTTAAAACCCTGGAAGAACCGCCAAAAAACGTTGTATTTATTCTTGCAACAACAGATCCACAAAAGGTTCTCCCCACAATTATTTCTCGCTGCCAAACCTATGACTTTAGACGTATTGGCGTTCCTGCAATGTTTCAACACTTAAAGGAAATTGCAGCGAAGGAAACTATTGAGATAGATGACGATGCTATATTTGCAATATGCAGTGCCGTTGCCGGTGGTATGCGCGATGCTCAAGCAAAGCTAGATCAACTCTCGCTCTACCCAGTGAGAATTACAAAGGCTTTAATTTATGAGAATCTTGGTAGAGTTTCGGAATCTATGCTCAAGGAACTTGCACTGAAAATTATCGGCGACAATCCGAGCGAAATTGTTGGTGCTGTTGGTGAAATCCTGAACGCTGGCAAAGAACCAATTATAGTTATCCAGGATTTAGCAAAGTTTTACATGAATTTGCTGCTATACAAGACATCTGGAATCTTAGATCCCGCATACAGCGAAGATGACTTTGACGTTGAGATTTACGAGGATCAGATCAAAGAAAATATCTCCAAACTCAAGGGAAGTGAGTGGACAATCAAAACAACAAACCAAAGCAAACTATGGCTTGAGGTCACACTTGTTGGATTGTCTGGAAATAGTAGCCAACCCGCGACACAACAAAAAGTTGTCACATCAGTCTTGCCATTAGAGCAACGGATTAAAATAGCAAATCGCCACAAAGACTTATCCGATGAAATTGGATGGGAAACAATTTATATTGGTCGCGGCACACCATTCGGTAACGAGTATGAGGTCGGCGTTTACGGCACTGCCGATGAATGTGTAAAAGCTTTTAAATCAAGTTCTTGGATAAAATTTAAGGATGAAGCAAGCGATTTTAGAGTCGCAATTAACGATCTATTGGCTAGGCTAAGGGCTGGAAGTAAAATCCGGCTGATGTGCAGTTGTTCCAACGTTTGTCACGGCGAGGTTGTGCGATCGCTTCTAATCTGGGCACACAAAAACGTTTAATCAAATATTTTTACATCGGTCTGGAAATTCAATAATCATTGTTTGAGGAAAAATATATGGCGAGGTCTTATGACATAGCTGATGTAAAAGTCGGCTATGTGATAGATGGATTGGGAAAAGTAGAGGAAATATATAGCAACGGAAATGCGCTTCAGTTTAAAATAGATGGTAATTACTACCACGAAAGAGTTGTTACAGGTACGTTAAAACTTGCGTACAATAAAAAAGAAATTACCCCAGGAAAACTAGCAAAAATCGTTAATAGTTTCACCAATAGCGACGACATAAAAAATTCTGGGGACAGCCGACTAATTAAGGCTAAAAAATTAATTGATGTTTATTTTGAGATTAAGGGAAACACCCAAACCTATGTCAAACATTTGGGGTGGGGACTGTCTAGTGTCAATGCAGAATTTAAGTTTTTGTACGACCAGGGATTTTACAGAGAGGCTGTTGGAGGCTTTGTCCCTAAAAATGCTTTTTTTAAATGCTGGGCTGATTTACTCAAAAGAGCAAATAGAAAAGGAATTATCTGCAAGGGAAGGATAAAAACTTGGTTTTTCATGTCGCAATATTTAAAAATGCTCAAAACAAAGCTAATTGTTTTGAGCATTTTTAAATATCAAGCAGATAGTTTTATTCTGGTATTTCCCAGCCAATTTTCCAGTCTATCGCCAAAATTCTTGTGATAGCGTCTTGTTCGGTTTCTTCGTCGAATTTGACGAATTCGCTAATAGTGTCAGTCCATTTACCTCTAGTCCCAATTATGTGATTAGATATTTTGATCAGTTCAGCGTTTTTTGCAATTATTGTGTTGCATAAAGATTTTAAAGAATCTGTGAATTCTTGAGAAGATGTGTCTGTAATTCCTGATCTAACAATTTGTTGCGCTACTAAATTTTGTGAATTTTTGATATTATTTGTTGCCAGATAAGATTCTGCTTCTGGGAGTGTCGTAGAAGCCCATCTATCTCTTTCAGCAGTAGCATACTTGTTAACTAATTTGTCTGTAAGTTGAGCAGCATAACTGTAAATATTTTTAACTACTTGAGTTTTGGCAGCTATTAAAGTTTGAGGCAACAAAGCAGCCGCTTCTTTATCTTTAATAACTTGTTCTAATTGTTGATAAACAGCAATTTTGCTAATGTAAACATTGTACTCTTCTACATTTAAATCTAAAGATTCAATAGTACCATTATGGTGTATGGTTTGGTGTAGAATCCCTTTGTAGTAATCCAACTGTTTTACATTAACAGGTAAAGTAAAGCTAGGTTCAAACTGCTTAAATAAGTCTACAGATAACTTGTGTAAAGTAGTGTTATCGTTAAGGCTTACTTCTTGAGCATCTTGAAAAGGTCTGATAATAAAGTATTGCATTTTTATTTTACTTTTATGATGAAATTAGACGCTAAAAATGGCTGCATATTGTTGTGAGGTTGACTATCCCCTGTAGGATTCACTGATACTGCAATACCATAATTTATACTTGTTTCAGTAATATTTGAGCCTCCCCAATCAGTTGTATGTCTTCCCCAAGCATAATCATTTCTAGATCCAGCCCCTCCTGGTTGATATCCGTCACTTCCATCAGGATATCCTGGAAAATTAATTTGAACTTGAGTTAAAGTATGGGAATGCCCAGGATCACTAATAGTATGAATATGCGCTCCTGTGGTGCTAGTGTGTCCATGACTAGGCATTTCATTAGTAGTCAAAGTATGAGTAGCCGCACCCCCAGTAGCTCCTAGTGCGTAATCTCCTCCCGCGCCAAGGAAAACTCTTCCTCGACTATCTGGCAGACGAACAGTTGTTGTTCCATTACCGCTGTACGGCGCACCTAGCGCGACAAGATCGGCAACAAGTTCTGTGCTAATTTCAGAGCGCAGAACTTCCTGCCCATGCGCCCATTTCCAGCGAGAGGAAGGGAGTGTGCTTCGGAAATATTTCTCAATCTTGCCAACAGGGATAGCTGCGTCAACCATATCCCGCAATTCTGCTGTTGTTATTTTATTTTGTTTTAAATCCAAAGCAGATTTTAGAGATTTTGGTGTTATTGCTCTTTTGTCGTCAAGCCCGTCTATCGCTTCTTCATCTGTTGTCAGTTCCACAAATCCAGGGCTTTCAGTTGTGGCATAAACGCCAGAATCTGTTGGTATTGGGGCTAAAAACCTCGATCTGGTATCAAAATTGAGTTGCGCCGATCTTAAATCTAGGGTTGAATTTGGGTATAAGAACAGCCTTTCCGTGACAGTAAGCCTCTTAAAAACCTTAGAGTCGCTTTCACCAGAATTTAAGTTTGTTTCGTCCCCTGTCTTTGTGTCAATTATCTTGTCACCAATAAAATAATTTCCATCCTGATCCATCCCACAGGAATAAACGCGCCCACCATTAGTCTCTCGTTTCATCTTGGCAACGCTTTCAGCTAGAGTTAAGACCCTAGTATGAAATTTTGGCAATGCTGATGAGTAGTTGTTGTACCCAACCCACTCCCAAGTATGTCCAGACGCTCTAATTAATGACGGCTTTATAAACTCAGGATAAATATTCACCTGTTGATTATCTTTTCTGATTAATCTTTCGTTACTGGATGTTTCTAGTAACTGGATTGTCTGTTCTTCGGGTATTGTTAATGCTAACAATACCGTTTTGGCAGCGATATATGACCTACTTAAAACTGAGTTCGGATCAGGCATATCCACATTTAGTTGTGGATATAGATCGTCATTTTTGTCGTTGATGCCGTCTGCATTTAAAAGCGAGATATAGTAACTACCAGATGGCAGGACATTTCCTGCGCTGTCCACACTTTTTACAGACGAAATAAACAGATTTTTATTAATCTGTAAATTTGGCATTTCGTCTGCATTAAATTTTAAAATATAGTTTTCTTGTGGATTTCTATTCACACCATCAACTCTAAACCAAAATATTCTATCGTCTGGTTTTCTTTCGTCTGGGTTTCTTTTTATAATAACTGGAAGCGTGTCAATAAGATTTCTGTTTGTGTAAATATCATTATTAGTATCTAACACATTAAAATAGTGTCCATTGCTATCTGTTCCCACTAAATTCACCGAAGAAACAAGGCGTGCTGAGTATTCTACATTATCAGCACCAACTACATAAATTAATTCATTTTGTAAAAGCGAGAATGGCGAGATTCTTTGAGGGTTAAATGGTCCATCTATATATATTTTTGTCGCTGTTGACAAAGATGAAACAAAGCCAGAAATAGCATAATTTAAAACATTGCTAACTATCGGCTTTGGTGGCACTATTTTTGTGATCGTCCCGCCTGAATCTTGTGGCAGGGCATGATTGCTGTATCCATCAGCAAAGAGCGAAATATCGCCAAAATTTGAACAACTATTTGTGACGCTTAATTCGCCACCGCTTAAAGTTTTAAAGTGTGTGCCAGCGCAAACAACAAAGCAGGAAACTATCTGCATATAACCATTGTTTATTGCACTAAAGGAAAAATGTCTCCATGTGTCTTTATATGATTTGCCACCTGGGCTATTAAGATTGACGACAAAAGCTCTTGGATCTGACTGTAAGCTAACATTCGTGAACTGGGATGCAACTATTGATTTTAGACCCTGCAACTTGCTGCCGTCGCAGGATATTCCGCACATTCCAAAACGCGATCGCAGAGAACAATTAAATACGTATACAGAACTTCCATTGACGCTATTAATGTCTAAAAATCCATCATCGTCTACTGATGTATTGTCTGTTGCCAATGCTGTTATTATTGTCTCCTCGCTGACTGCATCTAGTTCTCCAGCGTTCATTGGTGGATTTAATGTGTTAGAAAATGCTCTCTCTATTTTTGGGTAATAGCCATAGGATTCATCTGAAAGCTCAAGTGTTGATGCTGGCTCAGTTGCGCTACACAGGTGGTGTGTGGTTTTTATGCTTTTGTTGTCGAAAAAAGTTAACCCTGTGATAAGAGAACCGCCTGTCGCCTTAAATATTGCTGTTCTTCCGATACTTGAATTGTCTGGGGAACACTCGCATTGCAAATTAGGATCGTATGGATTATTTAGCTCCCAGGTTGCTACATCGCCAACGTAGCGCGGAATAATTTTAGTTTTTCTAAGGTCTGAGGCAACTATAGAGCATCCCCTTGGAATAACAACACCACCTGTTGGCGGATTAAAATACGAATATTTGGTGACAACAACAATGTCGCCTACCCCACTCCAACTGCCAACAATATTTTTAATCCTGTAACTGCCAGTATTATTAATTGCAGTATCAATTATTGCTCTGCTGCCGTTACCACCAAATATTTGCTGCCCAGGCTTTAGTTCTTCGTAGGTCGCATTAGATGTGTTCGCTAAAGTTAAAACCTTAGTTTCTGTGTTGTAAGTTTGTATATTCCCAACTTGAAGTGGTTGAACAATTTCTGTTTCTAGCGACAGAGGCTGTATCTGTACAAAATCAGAAACACCTGGACGATTATCAACAATATAATTCCCAGGTGCTAAATACACAGTAGCTTCATCATAGACATCTATTTGATTATTTGTGTTTGGTCTGTAGCTTCTTCTGGCTACCTCCAGCATAGCCCTTTCTATGGTTCTGAATGGGCTATATTGATCTGTGCCAGGATTAAGCAATGAATCGTCAGCTTTACCGTTTTTTTCATCAACATAAAAAATGTTACCTCCCGGTTTTGATGAAACTAAATTATTGTATCTTTTCCAAAGTTCAAGTTTTAGGGATGATAATGCTTTTGTGTCATCTTCGCCAGCGAAGACATTCTCTTGTGTCGCAATTTTTAGTAACCCTCCTGTTGATTCATCACCAGAAAAAATATGTCTTAATATTTTAAAAGTTTTTCTGTCTCTGTAGTCATCTACTGTAGTTACTGCGTTTGCAAATGTCGTAACTTTTGCCATCACGATTACATTGTTTGGGTATCCAACAGAGTAAGATACAACGCCATTATCACCAACATAAATCCACACTGTCGCGTTGTTTGGCAAAGCTAAACTACCAGCAACAACATTTATTTTTGTGTTGTTAAGTAATTCAATAGTCCCACCGCTAAATAATATATTTAGTCCAGAACCTGCGGTCACTCGTAACGCATTCTCAAAGCTTCTAAAATCTGGCTTTATGTTCCCTGCTTCATTACTTAGAGAACTATCTGACAATCTTTGTAAATGTCCTGGATATTCATCCTCGTTAGGATCTCTGTCAAATCTTGGTCGTATAAAAGCGTTAAATTCGTCTGGTGTTGGGATAGTCCCGTATTGATAATTTGGTAATGGCATAATAATAAATTCCTACTCTTGTGTAAAACTCTTTTTGGGTAGTTTCCCAATAAATCTTGTTAATGACTCTTCTGCAATTTTTATGACTTGATCGTTTTTCGGCGCAAAAATAAAATTTCTTTTGGGTATTCTATATGTACCACTTATATGGTATATCATGTGGTCTTCAAATTTGATAAAAATTTTACGCCCATCTATATAGAATTTAATTGAATTTTTACCAGCAAAAGTCTCTTGAAGCTTTCTACTAGTTTTCTTTCTTTTCCAAGTGCCAGATGTTAAGTCACTCCACGGCGATGAATTGTCCAGGTCTTGCTCCAAATTAAAGGCTTCATCAGTGTTTTTTTTGGCATTGATTGCTACACTATTTAATATGTCTCTTGGATTTGACAACATTGAATCAATTTTCAAGAGAGACACTAAAACATCTTCTTCTAGCTTAATTTCCATGTCTAATTTTGTACCTGTAGAAGCACCTAGTATATACCCAGAGAGTCCGCTGTCTTTGTTGGCGTACATGGAGCAACGCCAAAGAGACGTAAGTGAAGGCATAATTAATGATTTTAACCCATCTTCACCAATTACGGCATTTAATGAGGGAGTTCTTTGGGCAATATTAGAAATGTTGGCCTATGCAGACAGGATTCCTTTGGCTGCATCTATATTTCATCTGCGAACTGCGGCGATCGCTAGAAGGTTGGGCGAAAAAGCTCGCGTAACACTAACAATTCAGCTAACAACAACAGTTGCATATTGGGAGCTAAACAAGGGTTATCGAGTAGCAACAAACAGCGCACTTCAGTACGAAACAGATGAGGCACTTTTTATATATAACGGTGACACCGGAACAGTCAGTGCTACTGCTGTGGGCGACGGAACTCAATACAATCAACCAATTTTAACTGTCAACGTAATTATAGAAACAAGAGCTTTTTTGCAAAGTATTACAAACTATGAACCTGCTGCTGGCGGCATAGATGCGGAGACTGATCAAGAAGTATTTTCTAGGGGCTTTGCATCTCTAAGAAGACATAACACTCTTGTTACTGAAGACGACTTTAAACAATATATTGAATTTGAGTTAGGTGATGGGTCTGTTGTCAAAGTTATTGGTAGATTGGGAGCAGACAAGGCTTCATATATTGCGGGTGCGATACACATCTTCGTTTTAAATCAAGATGGATCTCAAACAAATGATGCCCAAAGAACTGCGCTTCTAAATAAAATTAGTCCAAGTTTGCCGAGTTTTTTGCAAAACACAGTTTTACCGTCCGTTGGGACTGGGGTATTTGTTTCAAGTATTGAATTTTATGATGTTGAATTTGAGATGACGGGAACAATTGTTGCTGGAGATGATCCAGCAACAAGAGCCGCGCAAATTTGGGAAGATTTAACTCTGTATTTAGATCCCAGAAACTTAAAACCTGGGGAAACCGTAATTTTGTACAATCTTATCTCTATTTGCATAAATGCTGGCATCAAGGATGTGCAAAATTTTAGAGCGTACAATTACACGCTTAACGATAGCGGGACTGAAGATTTACAAATATTAGACAGCAATATACCAATGCCAAACGAATGGACATTAATAAGAATGCTTGAAGTTCGGATCACATTAATAGACAAAGATGGTAATATTCATGAGTATTTTTACGGCAATGGTGGGAGTCCAGATTAATGTCTGAAAAATCGTGGCAATTAAATCGTCCTATATATTTGCGATTGCCTAATGAAAGTGGTGCTTATCAGGGCAACGAAATTGTTGATGCAATCACAACTCCGTGGGATGAGCAACTTGTAGACATTAAAAATACATTATTGAATTTCAACAATGATTTTATCAACCCCGATACAGCAAGGGTTGATGCCCTTGATTGGTTAGCACAGCTATCTGGTTTTACAGGAGAGTATTGGGACACGAACTGGACTGCAGCCATTAAACGAGAACTTATTAAAAATTCTCATACTAAAATTTGGTCGCATAAAGGTACTGTAATGCTTTTGCAGTACCTACTTGATTTATTTGGGCTTGACGCAGTAGTTTATGCTGAAAACGTATGGTTTATAGGAATTACCGCTATTGGTTCACCTGTTGGGGGTAGAACCCTATATTACGCAATAAAATTGTTTATCCCTGGTGCAGAAAATCGGCAATTTTACACGAGGAACTCAAAAGAATGGAAATTTATTGAGCGTTTAAATCGTCTGTATATGCCGTGTTGGTGTGGCAGTATACCAACAAACGGAAACTTTATTCATTATGAAAAATTTATTATTGGTGTTAGTGCTGTCGGAGATCCGATTTGGTCTGGATCAATTAACAAGAATCCCATAATCACAGTGAATTTTGGGTCGGGAATTGCAATTAATTCGTCTATGCAAATTGGTGCTAATTTCAGTATTGGTTCTGGTTTTGATACCAGAATTATTCGACCAATTATTGCCAATTTTGGTATTGGTAATTCTACCAATACAACAAAAGTAATAACCTCTAACTTTGGTATTGGTAGTGGTTTTGATGCCGCAAAAGTAATAACTTCTAATTTCGGTATTGGTTCTGGTTTTGATGCCGCAAAAGTAATAACTTCTAATTTCGGTATTGGTTCTGGTTTTGATGCCAGAATTATTCGACCAATTATTGCCAACTTTGGTATTGGTAATTCTACCAATACAACAAAAGTAATAACCTCTAACTTTGGTATTGGTTCTGGTTTTGATGCCGCAAAAGTAATAACTTCTAATTTCGGTATTGGTTCTGGTTTTAATTCATCAAAAGTTATAGTTACTGACTTTGGTATTGGTGGTGGACTTAGTTCATCAATAACTATAGTTGCTGACTTTGGTATTGGTAATGCCGACAATACAACTAAAGTTATACTTACCAACTTTGGTATTGGTTCTGGCTTTGATTTATGAACAACTACTTCCGTGTAGCCTTAAATATGTTTTTGTGCTATTTGTTCGGTATGTAAATAAATTTGATACAATTTTTATATTGAGGGAAAAATAGGTAAAAATTATGCCAACAAGACAATTATTTGATTCATGGGTAAAGCTAGTAGCGGACACAATGTTTGTAGGAGTAACTGCCCCAGACCCCACAAAGTTTTATGCAATTTTATCTAACTCAAACGCAATAAGTCGTGATATGACGATGGCTCAAGTTATTGCACTTGAGTTGCCCACAACAAACGGGTACTCAAGGCAGCCATTAGTCTTTACTACTGGCTTTTACAGCAGCGCAAATAAACGCTATGAATTACCAATTTTAAATATAAATTTCGCAGCAAATAATAGCGGGTCATTTCAGTTTAGAACTCTTGTTATTGTTGCTGATGCAATTTCTACTGTGGGCAATACAACCGGTAAATTGGTTGGATTTAGCACGGAGGACGCAATAGTGACTGTGGCAGCAAACCAAACACAGCCGTTTGTGATTCCAATCGCAACACTGAACACAGGGTACGTTAATGGAGTGTAGCCAATCAAGTTGATATTGCTATACGTATGGCGTATAGTTTATGCCAAAAACAATCGCATTATTATTGCCACAACAGACCTTTAATCAAGTATCCTTTTTGTTGCAATCCGTCAATTATACAACAGGGCTTACAGCAATAATGTTGGAGAATTAATTAGGCTAACTCAAAATTATGCGTATAATTACACAAAAACGCCATATTCAAAATTTTGAATATGGCGTTTTATTTACCTGAGTATTTGTATTATACATAAATTTAGGCATTATTGAGTTTTGCGTAACATTAGACAATGGCGAGAACGAATATCCGTTTTGCAAATCTAAAAACATATAAAATAACACAAATATAAAAAATAAAAATAACAATTTATGCTTGACTTTGTGTGTCATCCAGTGTAATATAGATTTACAAACAAAAAATCAACATCATGCAAACATCCATTGTATTCATGTCGTCTCCAGTTATTCCTGTAAAAAATCTTTTTAATTTTAGTGCAGTTCCTAGTGACTATTTATTAGCCTGTACGTCAGATTCTTGTTTTCACAGAGGAAACTTTAATAAAATTGTTGAGCAGTTTAAGTCTATCGCACCTCAAGAATCTGATGTGATTACAGTAAATACGATCCTTTTTGTTTCGCCAGCGATCGCTAAAATGATTAATGAAAATCCAGAATTAGCACCACAAAGAATTTAAAATCCCATGCTAAATATCGAAAAAACAACAATTGTCAGGATAGCAAAGATTCTGTGGATCTAATAAATGTGAAATTTGAAAGTGGAACTTTCAAACAAATTAGACCCCATTTTTGGGCGGAGAAGAATACGTACAAGCGACTTTCCCAGATCAAAAATATGAAGTTGTCACGGTAAATTAATTTTCTTAGGCTTCTCTTTGAAGCCTTTTTTCATTTTTTCTATAAAATTAGGCGTATTGCAACTGTCTAATTTTGGTGGTGGCATTTTTCCAAATGTCCAATTTCTGCCATTATGCGCCATAACATGATGGCGCATACACAACGGAAAAATATGCTCACCAATTATTTCCCGTCCAGCGATCGCGCCTTTCTCATTTTGATAAACTGCGTGGTGCGCCTCCTTGGCGTTGTTTTTGCAATTTGGGTAACAACATTTACCATTGAGAGAGTCTTTACATTTCTTGCTTAATATGCCCCAGTTCTCGCCATATCTCATGTCGTAAACTTGATTTTTTGGTGCATTTTTACGGGTATTCAATATTTCTTGGTGATATTTTGTAATTCTTTTTTTAGGCTTAAGACTCCCAGGTTTTTTGGTGGTAGCCATATTGATTAATTTGTAATATTTGTAATATAGATTATATTACAAAAACTGGGCTTTAAGATTTTAATACTCAGCTTTTTGGTTTTAAATGATGATCATTTTTATTCGTGAATTATTCTATCTAAAATTATTGCTTCTTGGTGGTGGGGTGTTTAATATTCCCCCAATTACATCATTTGTCAAATCTTCTAAATCTTTCTGGCTTATTTTTGTAAACCCAGTCTCGTTATTTATCAAGAAGTTTATATCCTCCTCCTTCCCAATCAGCACATAGTCATTTCCGCTTTCAATCATTGCAGATAGACCAAATTTCTGAACAAGTTCGCAGCCTATTAAAACGTCAACTTTGACAATGTTGTTGTCGCTAAAAACTGTGCATTTTTTAAATTGGAACTCGCAAAATAACAAAAAAGCGCGTTAAGCCTTAACGAGCTTTTTTGTTGTAAATTATTTTTTATTCAAGGTCAACACCAGGTAGATAAAATTCTGTCAAAAATTTTGCTACCTCTTGGGGTATTTCTTCCAGGTCAGACAAATTTAGGAATATTATCTTTCCTATTGCCATTGTTTTGTTTTTCTCGGTTGCACAATAAATTGTGTCCTCAGTATAAAATGTATCTTCGCCATCGCTGTTTTTTTGTTTTGTCACTACCACTTCTAAATCTAAATGCTCTAACGTGAAAGATTCGGTCACGTCTGCTTGATTGTCTTTGTTTTGTTCAAAGTTAATACCAGGAAGATAAAATTCTGTCAAAAATTTTGCTACCTCTTGGGGTATTTCTTTCAAATCAGACAAAGTATGAAATATTATTTTTCCTATTGCCATTGTTTTGTTTTTCTCGGTTATGCCATAAATTGTGTCGTCAGCATAAAATGTATTTTCGCCATCGCTGTTTTTTTGTTTTGTCACTGCCACTTCCCAATCTAAATGCTCTAACATAAAAGATTCGGTCACGTCTGCTTGATTGTCTTTGTTTTGTTCAGTCATTATCTTTTTTTGTTTTTCTCTACTGCATCCATAATACTGTGGTTAACAAATAAAGTCAAGCCATTTTTAATTTATTTTTCTGAATTAATAATTGAACAATTTTTATCGGTAATAGTTAGATTTTGGCAACTATTACCGATAAATTAATAGCGGTTAGCTTTCACTCCGCTTCAGACACTTTCTAAATACTCCTTTTTAGACATTAATTTTGTCCAATATCTGTCTTCGCTATCTTTCTTGAAAAAGCTGTAAACCGCTTCGCCTTCCAGATTGTGTGTGTATGCTTCGCCACAAGCAAATACACCATTCTTGTGGTAAGCAGGAGGAAGTGCCTCTAAACAATCCCAGTAATAATCTTTGGAGACTTCTACCCACTCTTTGATATTTTCGTAAAAGTGCCAGACCGATACATCTCTAGGGTCTATTGTCCATGATAAATAATTCCCCAAACAATGATGCAGGAAATCCCAGTCCATTTCATCTACGTGAGATCCATCTTTGCCTCGGAAAATTACCTCTAGCGGATTTGGATTGTTTGTGCCGTAGCTATTTCCTATCTGTAACTTTACTTGAGATTGATCGTTTAGGACGGCAGTAACCATTATTTGTTTGTAAGGCAGTCTGCTTAGAAATTTTTTGATATCTGCTAATGTTTTCATTGTTTTTTCGTGTGTTAATTGCTTGTGTTTTTTCTATATATCTATATTACTATGGTTAACAAATAAAGTCAAGCGCATTTTTAATTTATTTTTATATTACAAACGTATTACAGAAATTTTGGATATAGGTGCGTACTTGCATAATTTTTTGATTTTAATCAAAAATAAAATTGGGAAGATGATCACTTTCTTATAGGAAACTGCCCTTTTTTCTTTGTATCTTCCCTTTACTTTTGACACGCCTTATGTTATAATCCGCCACAGATTTTTTAACGAGAGAATGCGGGTTTGAGGCGTGTTACAAGATTTTGATTTTGGCGACATTGGTCTAGGTTGAGAACGAATGCCTGTCTGGCAGTTTTGGAAAAGGCTGTGGGGGGAATATCCTTAAAACACCAAAGCCTTGCTACGTGGGGATTACAATATGTTTTTATTGCAACATTACGTTATTAAAATGAGTTAGACCATTTGAGTAGTCTTTGCCATTTTTGATCCGTCGTATGACCATCCCATTGTCCAAAATATTTAGGTAAAAAGAAGAACATCTCCACCTCTGTATTGTGAATATGAAAACTGACTTGCCCGGTAGGCAATTCGATGTAAATAACATTCATCCATTCATCCTCCCAATCTTCACCTTCGTGCTTTCCAATCGCAGCGGTTAGCCCTTTTTGTAAAGCAAGGTGGCATAAAGTCAAGAGCATTTTATCTCTTTCAGAGTATGCCAAGTTTTTTGATTCAATGGCATCTTGTGTTGATTTTGTGTGGGGATGGTAATATTCGGAATTAATTATTTTTTCGCAGCCATAGGTGTGGCGCATTTCTTTAGATGAAACCTTTCTCCATCCAATATGGTTTGATGCCGTATTGCGAACTAAAATCCATTCTTCACCACGAAGTCGGCGATACCAATTAAATTCTGAAAAAAGTAAATCAAGCATAATATATTAGTGTTTTTTTAATTATACACCTCGCAAATATTGTTGTCTATACTATTAATTTGTGTGATGCAATATTGTTGTAGTTAACTAAATTTTTGCAATATTGCCAACTATGGATAAAATAAATCCAGAATCAAATTTTCACCACAATGAAGATAGAGTAGATCCATCAAGACTGGGAAATATTATATATTTTACTGGGGAAATAACAGAAACTAGCTCTTACAAATTTATTTATTTGCTTCATCAACTCGAAGGAGAAAAAAGTAAAACATCAGATAAAGACTGTGCTATTCGCATTAATAGCGTTGGTGGTAGTTGCACATCTGGATTGTTAATGTACGATGCGCTGCGTAGTAGCTCTCTTGATATATCTATCATTGCTTCTGGTTTTATTCCAAGTAGCGCAACAATTGTTTTGTTGTGTGCAGAAAAACGCTTTTGTACACAAAACACTAACTTTTTAGTTCATCCTGTGCCTTCTTTTATGTTTGGCAGACTACCAGACGTGAAAAATCAATTAGCTTACGGTGAAATATTGGAAAGCCAGTTTGTCAATATATATCAAAAACATACGAAAATCACCAAAGAGATGATGCAGCAAGAAACATATTTTGATTCAGAGAAAGCGTTAAATCTACAATTAATTTCAAAAATAATTTAGTTTTTGTTTTAAATTGTACTAAAATGATATTTGCCTGGATAGATGTTGTTGTTAAAAAAGGATGCCTTTAGTTGTGGCATCCTTTTTTATGCCGGCGCATCTGCATTAGTCTCGACATTTTCTGTGTCTACCGCACTGCCTTCTTCATTTGTGGTCTGTTCTGTAGTGTCTTGTTCTTGGGAATCTTCTGTCCCGAACTGATCTAAGATAGTTTCTTCTTTTTGGAATGACCAACCCTTACCAAACGTCTTTTCTATTAGTTCTGGCTCTGGTGTTAGTCCAACTTGATTAATCATTACATTCCACCAGTCAGCTTTTGCTTTTAGCACCGTAATTTTGTGCGTTTCTTCTGCTTGCCTCTCCTCCTCCTGTTTCCTCTCTTCTTCTTTTGCGCTTCTGGTAATTTCCTTTTTAATTTCTTCGTTTGTTGTCCAGATTCTTATATCTGGGGAATTTGAGCCAGGATAATTATATTCTTTAACTTTTTTCCAAATATTTTTAGTAAGACAATCATTCAGCAAGATGCAGTGTGCATCTATTACATTAGACTCTCTGTCATCATTTTGTGATACTTGTGCATTGTAACTCCCGTGATCTGTAGCTGAAAGTGGCACTTCACTAAGCGCAGCCTTAGATATTTCTTTTGATGCTAGTTCTATAAGGTATTCAGAATTTGTTAAAACCTCTTGTGGGAAAAGACTCTCTGCTTTATATCCTGGTGGACCAGTAAAATATCCATTGGGGGAAACGAGTCTTAAAAAGTTGCACCATTTTACAAATCGTGGATCATTCTCTGCTACGCCTTCAGGGTTCTCGCCAACAATGGGTGGCGAACCAACTCTACCTGTTTGACGAATTATGTTATCTCTAGCCGCATTTTTTGTAATCCACCAAGGGTAAAATCTCCATCCAAGCCCAAGCCCGTATGGATAATACGAAGAGCCAAATGAATAAACAATAACGTCTCCATCTAGCAATCTTTCTCCTGTGACTGGCCTACGTTTTGTTAGTATTCTGATTTCATAACCCATGTGGGTTGCTATTTTTGTGTTTTTTTTAATTGGGCGATCGCTCTTATATATTGGAATGTCTTTGTTTGGGTTGGTGTTTGGCTGTACAAATATAAACCTCCACCAGGGTATAGACACAAATTCTGGATAAAGAACTGAGTCCTCATTTACCCACTCTTTTACACATAAAAATGCTACACCTATATAATGTGCATCTAGCAAGTCTGAACAAATTTTTGAATAATTAATTTTAGATAATATTTTTTTTGCTATTTCTGCATTGTCCTTGTCTTTTTGGTCGTCGCTAAACGAATCTACTAATACTTGTCTGCCTGTTATAGTATTGTTAAGCTTGTTTAGTGTGCTTAGTATATGACAATCTCTTCGCATCTCTTCGTAATTTATTCTTAGGGAGATGTCCTGGGAATGAAGTAGCAAGGACGGGAAATAACCTGGATCGTCAGATGGTAATATTATTGGAGTTTGGTACATATTGCAAAAAATATTTTCTGTTTAAAAATATCATTACATCAATTAATGACAAATTATTGCTATGTGTGATATAAAGAGAAAATAAATTCTAATTATAGTAGCATTTAACAATGCAAACCTCACAAACATTAGATAAAAAAGCGCAACAAGAAGAATATCAAATAGAGATATTTGAGTCCGGTTCACACTTATCCGGGAATCACATCTCTAGGAATTATTCACGAGGCGAGCTGCAAGATGTCGTTGACTCTTATGATCCGACATACTTCAAAGCTCCGCTTATATTTAACTACTACGCTGAAGACCCGCATTCCCCTATGGGATATAGCGACAGAGAGCTAGTAAAATCTCCGTTTGCGTTTGGATATCCTGAAAAATTATCTTTAAATGGGCAGAGACTTGTAGCTCATTTTAAAAATATCGCACCAGAATTTGTTGAAATGGTCAAAGAGCATAAAATCTTGGCTGTGTCTGCCAGTTTTTATCCAGAAAACAACCCATTTAATCCCACTCCAGGCAAACTTAGCTTGAGGCACGTTGCAGGTCTTGGTAGTGAACCACCAGCAGTCAAGGGGATGCCTCTTGAGTTTAGCGAAGACTCGGATCTTTTGAGTTTTTCTAATTTTGCGGAGCATTCCTATGAACCATGCGAAGAGGAGACGCTTGACTATAACTGCGCCTGTGACAAACTTGATTTATCTTTCACCCCTTTAGTGAATTTAATGACCAGGCAGAGAGAGCTTTTAATTGAGAGAATGGGTATAGATGAGGCTGACAAATATTTACCAAGGCTTTTGATTGACTCTTTGTCTGTTGCTCTTTCTGAGGATGAAGAATCTAGCGAGGATGAAGAATTCAGGGAGGAAGATTCCTTGGGTGAAGATCCAGAAGATTCTCCACCTCCTGTGATTGATTCTGGGGCTATTTCTGATGTGTACTCGATATTGGTTGACCACACAGAAAAAGTCGCTGCTATATCTAACGGATTAAAGTATTCAATGAGTCAGATAATAGGAGTTAAGGGAGGATTAGACTCTTTGAACTCTGATTTTGAGTCTTTGGTTGATATAGTAGATCAATCGTTTGAACAACTAAATAATCGTGTAGAATCTTTAATAGAGTTAGTATCAAGTTTATTCACAATAACTGAAGCTAAACAAAACGAAGTCAATAATTATCAGCCAGATATTAACGACAATTTGTCTAGTGGTTATTATCACCCTTATGTAGCCCCAAGTCCATCTGAAACTTTAGGATATAGCAAAGAAATGACAACTCAAACCGGAGCTTTAGAATCTACTGTTGCTGCTCTAAAGTTAGAGCGAGATCAAGAAAAAAGAAAGAACTATGTTCGCAGTTTAATGAATTTTATGGAGACTCAGTGCAACGTACACCATAGGATTTTGCCAGCACAATTAGAAGAAGAAAAAGCATTTGTTTTAAGCTTGCTTGAATCTCAAGAAAAAGAGCCTATTGAATTTAGCGAAAACGCTGTTCTGCCTATCATTGAAAAATTCAAGAAAAATATTCAAAATCGCCAAGCAGTTTGGACACCAGAGCCAAGTGTTGTGATTGACAGCGAAGATATTGTTCCTCGGAATTATTCTGAGGCAGAACTTTCTGCAAAAGCTCGACAACTAAAAGAGCAATACAAGAAGAAAGGTAAAACAATCTCGTTGCACGAGGCTATTGATATGGTTGCTGGGGGAGAAATGCCGGAGTCAGAAGAATAAAAAGATTTTGGCATAGTGTTTCTTGTTCTCTCGTCTTGTTGAAAATTTATTTAATTTGGTTGAAAATTATGGCAGCAGATAGAATTGACAGTCTAATTATTAGTCGCCGAGCTAGTGGCGCAATAACCCCAAATCGTATTCTTAGGTTTGACCCTGCGAATCAGTCTGCTGTTTTACAGGCAACATCTGCAAAAGATGTGTTGGTTGGTGTTTCTTATTTTATGGGTAGATCGTACAGACGATATCAATATAACTCACAGAGTGATTTTGTTCCAAGTAGCACACCTGGAGATATTAGCATACGTGGTGATGCTCCGCCAGATGCAATAATTGGGGACATGATTGATGTTGTGTGTGGTGGTGTTGCGCCTGTCGAATTTGGTAGCACCGTCACAATTGGACAGTGGGTAACTTCAGATGCTTTAGGTAGAGCAGTTCCTGCATATTATGGTGCAAGCGTTGTTGGTGTCGCAACAACAGGCGGAACTGTTGGGTCACTTGGCAGTATTATAGTTGCGGCTGGTTCTGCATACACTAACGCATCAGTTCCTTCAACTCTCATTGATGCTGCAACGATTGTCATTGACTCTGCTGTTGCCTCTGATTTCAATGTTATTCTTGCTGGGAATAGAACTTTAGGTGTCCCTGCAAACCCCATAAACGGGGCAGAAATCAGGCTCTTTATCAAGCAAGATGCAACAGGATCAAGAACTCTTACACTGCCAACTGGTGCTGGTGGGTTTACACTTGGTGCTGATATTGCAAACACAACGTTGTCTACCGCAGCAAACGCTACAGATTTTATATCTGCAAGATACAGTTCTGTTGTTGGGAAGTGGCTTGTCACCAACTTCAAGAAAGGTTACGTCTAAAATTTAAAGACGCTTTCATCTTTTTCTAATTTTCTATTTATTTACCAAGGATTAAATTTATGGCCATTTCCCCAGGACAGATCGTATTACCAGGAAATTATAGCCCAGACAGCCGATTGCAAGCGATCGCAATCGGCTATGTTCCTGGTGAAGATGACGGTGAAGAACTTATTCATGAACTTGTTTTCCCAACAGTTGATTTGAAAGGAAAAAAAGATTACGAGTACCAAAAATATAGAATTTCCGATGCTTTTGATGTGCCTAGCACAGAAGTTTCTAGACTTGGTACAGTGAATAGGATTGAATTTGGTTATGACGTTGTTACCAGCACCACCAAAGATTACGGTCTTGAGGATGCTATTCCCAAGAAAGAGTATGAAAACTCAAATGGGGTCACGACTGGACCAGTTGGAGAACAACTGATGCGGTTGGTGAAAATGGATCGTGAACAACGAGCAGCCAGAATTGCATTTAATCCCAACACCTATTCCCCATCTCAAGTTGTTGCACTTTCCGGGACTTCGCAATTTACAGACAAAGTAAATAGCGATCCTATTTCTGTAATAACTGGTGCCTTAGATGGGATGCTTGCCACTGCAAACACTATGATAATTGGGCGTGGTGCTGCAACTGCTTTGTTGACTCATCCTCAAATAGTTGCAAGTTACCAAGCCAGTTCTGGATTAGGCAGTAAGCAGGGTGGTATTATCCCAGCAAGTTATTTAAGTTCTTTGTTTCCACAAATTAAAAAGGTGGGAATAGGGGCAGCATTCATAAATACTGGTTCCTCGTCCAGAGGAAGTGTGAATTTGCGTCGGATGTGGGGGAACAACATCGCTCTCCTAAGAAATGAAACTGTTAAGTTACCATATTCCAGAACTTTCGGTTTTACTGCTTATACTGGTGCGGTGTCTGGCGTTTATTTTGACAAGAGTGTTGGGCTTGAAGGTGGTTATGTCGTAAGAATGGGTGAGCAACTCGAAGAAGTAGTTGCTGAACCAGCTTATGGCTACTTAATTCAAAACGTAGCGTAATCAATCCGCTGCTAATTAGCAAAATTATTGGAGTATTATGTCTCAATTCTATAAAGTAGTTCGTGGACGAGTGATACACGACGGCGAAGCGAAAAACGTCGGTGACTTTATTTTCGCTTCGCCAAAAGAAATGGAGGGTATTGCTGGCGTTGGCAGTGTTGTACGAGTTGAGCAAGGTGAAGTTTCATTCTCGTTTTTACAAGAAAATGGACTACTTCCTGCTACTCTCCCAACTGTTGTTTCTAAACCTGAAATACCGACAATCCCAACTGTTGTTTCTAAACCTGAAATACCGACAATCCCAACTGTTGTTTCTAAACCCGAAATACCGACAATCCCAACTGTTGTTTCTAAACCCGAAACTCCCGAAGCACCTACAATCCCCCCTGTTATTTCAGATATAAACGAGCCTGATCTTGGTTTGTCTCTTGGGATTGATCCAGTTGTCAAAACGGAAGCAGTCGGAAAAAGAAATCGCAGCGCAACAGCTTAGTAGCAATGCCACTTTAGAGTGGCATTAAAAAAATGTCATACGCCACCCCACAAGAGTTTATAGCTTCATTTCCTCCTACTGAATCACAAGAATTAAGTAACCTAGATGGATTCTCTACGTCTTCGCCAAATTTAGACACACAAAGAATTCAGCTTGCTCTTGATAAAGCACAGGGAGAGATTAATTCATATTTAGCAGCAAGGGGTGAAGTATTCCCTTTTATTGATGTATCTGGTAGATTACGAGATATTGAAATAATAATAGCGAGAAAAAATCTAAATTCATATTCTTGGGAAGAAAACGATCCTAGATACAGAGACTATAAAGATGTTCTTGAGTGGCTTAAAAACTACTCAAAAGGGATTGTTTCGTTGCCAAAAGTCGATGCTGGTAGCCCATCATCTGCCGTTGCCGTTTTTATTCCTCAGCCAAATTATTTTGAATCTCGAATATTTTATGGTTTTTAAAAATAATGCTGATAAATCCATTGCTTGTAGAATTTGAAATAGAAAAAAGACTAAGGGCTTTTAATTTACCTGTCAGAATTAGGAGAACCCCTGCTGAAAACGCTAACGCTCCAGTAAACAAAACAGAACTCTGGGTTAGGTATGTTGATTCTGATTATGATGCAATAGCAAATGCAAACGATTTAACGGCAAAAAGTTATAATAGAAAAATGCTGTTTCATGTAATGACTGAAGTTGTTAGTTTGCAAAATCATGAAAGGGCGTTGACATTACACAATAATGCGATCGCATTATTGACTGGGTGGCGACCAAAAATAAAAGTTGACTCAAATTCTACAAGCTGTGTAAATGGATTCGCAGATATTGTTAAGTGTTTTGACCCAATAAAGGATAGATTTGAAAGATATGCAGAGGGAAAATATCAATACAGACTTGATTTAACCATTACTGTTCCTCACTCTAGAATTGAACAGGTTGACTTAACTCCTTTTAATTTGGACTGGACATACAATAATTATTATGCAGATCCTGGAAATCCAGTAAACGATATAGGAAGTCCAGAAAATTCCATTAGTTTTACACAAATTGTCCCTGAAATTCACATAGGGCATGGCTAATATTAACTCGCCACGAAAAGGAAATAAATAAAATGTCTATCAGAGTTTTACCTTCGCGTCCAGGTGTATATATATCCGAACAAAGTGCTGGGACCCCGCCAATTAGTACGGCCTTATTTCAGCGCACATACCTTCTTGGAACTTCAACACAGGGGACTTTAGAGCCTTTTCAGTTAGGAAGTTACGATGATTTTATAAATTACTTTGGCAACAGTGAAACAGTTACCAAGAACACAATTAACACATATTTACAAAATACAAAGTTGGGGTTGTTTTTTGTAAAAGTTCCAGTTGCTTACACATCAGAAGTTACTCTTAGTGCCAAAACTACTGGCACAATATACAGCTTTAAGATTGGAGACATTACATTTACAAGAACCGCGACTGAAACCGACACAATTGATAAAATAATTGACTATTTTATTGATGCCATAAACAATAGTTATGCCATCAATAATGAAGTAATGGGGCATCATTTAAAAGATTCGCTTGGTGCTAACGATTATTCAGATAGTTCATTCATTGTCAGATCAATAAATGAACAAATATTTACAATTACCGATCTGTCTGAGTATACGTCTCCATCTCTTCCCTCAACCACGAATATAAATTATTGGGATTATGTTGGGGCGACACAAAGAATTGCAAACTCGTATAAAAACGAAAGACAAGGCTTTCTGGTCTGCCCAGAAGCATTTTATAACATAGAAAGTTTACCCCAAAGAAATATAGTCGCTAATTCTATGGAGGTTGCAGCCCGTAATTTGGGTTGGATGGCGTTTATTGATGCTGGCTCTCCAGATATTGTGACTAGACCAAGCCAATTAACCGCAGAATTTGAAAACGTTACGTCTCCCACTGGGAATACCGCAGCGTACTATCCTTGGTTGATAGACCTAAATGACAACCACGTCAGTTTAGCCGCTATGACCGCTGGATATGCCTTGCAAAGATTTGAGAAAGAGGGGATACAACACCCACCTGCCGGGAATTCATACCCGTTTGTAAATGTTTCTGGTGCGGCATTTAAGTTGTCAGACCCACAAAGAGATTTTATGGCAGATATTCGCGTTAATCCGTGTATATTTCGCAGAGGATTTGGTTACGTCCCCTATGATGTAAAAACACTTTCATTAAATACAGATTTTCGATTTATAAACCACCGCGTTATTTTTTCTTGCATTGAAAGAACAATTTTTGACACCATAGAAAACAGTAATACGCTACTTAGGGCTAATGGTGGTGCTGGAGCGTTTTATTTAACGCTCCGAAACATAATAATAGACATCCTTGACACTTTTTATAATGCTGGTGCATTATATGGATTAACAGCAAGAGATGCCTATAATTGCCGATGTGATGCGGGTATTCAAACTTCTGAAGCACTTGAAAGAGGTGTTGTGACTGCGTTAATTTACATAGTTCCAGCAAGCACGGTGAGACAAATAGATGCTGTTGCTTACCGTGTGAAAATTGGTGGTATTGCCCAGGCTATTTTACAAACTCTATAATTTCGGTAATTTTTATGTCAATTCAAAATGAGTCAGATTTTATTGTTCAAATAGGGGGACCATTCCTCCAGTTAGCAGTCACAGAAAAGAGCGGGGGGGAGGTGTCGAGGGAAACAGCAAAATATCCAGACGCACTAAAGGACAAAAGCTATTTCACCACCGGAAGGCGAATGATTAGTGACTTGGTTTTGCGTTTACCATACGATGCCGCTGATCATGAAATTTTGATTGAGGAAATTGAAAGCAGCTGTCAAGATCCATTTTCGATTGTTGTTCAAGCGGTAAAAAACTGCCCAGACGTAGAAAATTATGGTCCACCAGTTGTTTACAAAGGCTGCATTCTTTCTAAAATTAAGCGCCCAGATGTTAAGCGTGGTAGTGGTAGCGGAGTGGCAATGCTTGAACTTGAGTTTGCTGTTGGAGATTTATAAGTAAATCAATGCGGTTAAAACCGCGCGTGTCGTTTCCCTCTCGGCACTAAAGTGACTGAGTTTCATACTTACCAGGAGTTCTTGTGATATTTTCAAGTAAGCATCTTGAAGAAAAATTTAAAAACTTAGACACAGATGGTTTGACACCATTTGTGTCTGCTTTGGTTTTTGATATAGTAGATGAAAATTATGGGGGCGTAATTGAGAATTTAAATATAACCCATATAGAATTGCCAAATATTTCTGGATATTTTCACTCTCCAAGAGTAGGGAACAGGCGATTAAAAATAGATTTTTTAATCAATGGGAGCAACATAGTATTAACGCCACAAAACCTAGAAATAATTGACGACGATATAGAGAAAATATATCTTGCTGTAAGATCACTATCTTTTGGCAACATAAACAAAACTAATTATCTTCCAATAGAATTCTTCAGTTTTGCTCAAAAGCAAATGAATTGCACAGTCGGGTGGTCTTGTAAGGGGCAAAATGGTTATGCTTGTCTGTCTAAATCAAAGAAAAATTGTAACAATGAGTTGAATCCAACTCACTCACAATATATGCAGTGGTTAGCAAAAAATGCTAGTGCCGAATCTGATTTATTTAAAGACTTAGAAAAAGCCGTAACTAAACCCGCAACTAAACCCGCAACTAAACCCGCAACTAAACCTGCAATTAAACCCACAACTAAACCTGCAACTAAACCTGCAACTAACCCCGCAACTAACCCCGCAACTAAACCTGCAACTAAATCTAAAGCAACAGTAAATTTACTTAGGAAAACAGGTAGAGGTGAGAAGTTGTTACAACCAGAAAATGACGAAGATAAAAAATTGTTTAAGGATAATATAGACAAAGCAAGAAAAGAATTAAATTCTGAATTATCAGAAAATAAAGAAAAGTTAAAAAATAATCCAAACAGCAAATATGCAACCAGGAAAATAAAAGAAATATCGGACAAACAAGATAGACTTGATGCCTACGAAAAGTCTGATAAAAACATCTCATTGCCGTCTGATTACAGATTGTATAAAGTATCAGACATGGAATCAAAGGAGTATGAAGGTAGGCTTCTGTCTCAGCCAAACAGCAGGAGAGTGGTTGCGCTAAGTAGTGTTTCTGATGACTTACAGAAACAATACCCCAACATGACAAAAGCTGAATTAGCCTCTTTAAAAGTTTACACGCAAACAAGCTTTGATCACATGAACACGTATTTGCGAAATAACGAAGATTCTGAGGCTATTTATAAAATAGACATTATGAAATCTGCTGGAGAATATAGATCTAAGCATCAGCTAGAAAATGACACGATTGCCGACATCAGGATGACGACATCCGCACTCAATAAATTGCCTGATTTTATTGGCACAGTTCTTCGAGGGACTAAAATGCCAAAAAATATGAGTAACTCAGATATAGAAAATACGTACAAACCCGGTAGTATAATTACAGAAAAAAGTTTCACAAGTACATCTAGTTCCGGCGATCGCAAGTTTAGAGGAGAATTGCAGTATGTAATTGAATCTAAAACAGGGAAAGATATATCAAATATTTCAGATAGTAGGCAAGAAAAAGAGGTTTTATTCAGACCAGGCACCAGTTTTAATGTGACTAGCTTTAAAAAATCTGATAGCGGGTATGAAATACACTTAAAAGAGGTTGACCCTGTAACTAAACCTGCAACCACCTGAGTTCGACGTAAGAAAATCCGCTAGAAAGCAAGTGGGAAGAGAGTTAGAGAGTTAGAGACTTTTAGCCAAAGAAATTTTATTCTCAATAATTACTAATTATTGAGAAAAGTCTTACTATTACTCACTTTGAGCTTTTTAATTTAGGTCGAACTCAGGTGAATCCGCAGAAAATTTACTTAAAAAAACAGGGAAAACTCAATGAAAAGCCAGAATAAATCAATAGAAATTAATTCTTTTTTTGCAAAGTCTTTATGAAGCGGAGCAAAATTTTACCCCAACGGTCAAACAAAAGCAAGAGAAATTGGTAGCCAACAAAACAAGGAAAAATTAGGCACTGCAAGTAGTGTTTGACATTTTTGTTAGAACTTAGTGATAAAATAATTTTAATACACAATATCCTTTAAATATATGGCGAAGATTACAGAAGTAAACGACAACGAGCAAGAAATAGTGGCGACAAACATTTCTGAAAAAAATAAAGCCACTGTTCCCAACATTGAGTTGTTAAAATTTCAATTATCAAGTGGACTGGACGCGGTTTTTAAGAAGCCTAACGCCGTTGATTTAATAGCAGCAGAAAAATTGCCAGGGGCTGTATCTAGAACAGAGTCTGGCACTGGAATGACTACGGCTATTTTTTATAGAGAAATCGGTAAAAGATGCTGCGTTTCTTGGGGAAAAGCAAAGAAAATACCGTCCGAGATTCGCAGTGGGGATGACTCGAAGCTGTCAGAGTTTTTCATGAAACTACTAAATGTAACCTATATTGAGTCAGGCAATTGCAGCATGGATGTCGAAGATGAGGCAACAGAAAACGAAGCCGGAGATAGATTTATCCCTAAAGAGGTCAAACTTACAAATGGGGACACCGTGGTTTTTCGCCAGGTACTCAACAAAGATATTGAGCAAATAGAAAAAGTCAGTTCTACTACTGCGATAACTAGCGTTGAGCAATATCTAAAGCTTGCTTGCCAAACAGTCACAAAGATTAATGGCAAGCCTACAAACTGGGCAGAAGTGCAAACATATTTTTATGAGCTTACAGGGGAGGACTATATCAGGGTTTATTTAACCCTGCGCTCGTTTTGAGTCCGAATGTGTTGCTTATTTTTTGAGTTCACGCGATCGCATTAGATTTAATAAAAATGAATGGCGCAAAGTTTTGAACCAAACGCCATTATTTATTAATTATGACAATTGGCTAGAGATAACTTTTCATCTTAATGGCGATAATTTTGCAAATTTAAAATACTGGCAAGAAATGTCATTTTTGAAGTGGCTAAAATTGCTTGCAGTTTACAACAAAATATCCAAAAAAATGGAGGATAAAAATAATGAAAAATAGCACGCTTGATTATGCGTCAGCTAAGAAAATAATACCCTTTTTTAACAAAAAACTTGGCATCGAGTATTTCCCAGGTGATAAAAGATTTGTGGGTACACCTCACGAAAGGGAGCTAAAAATTTGTTATGGGCATATCAGGGGATATGTTGGGGCGGACAAAGAAGCTCTTGATTGTTATGTTTCGCCCAGCTATATAGCAGACCCATCAAATGTTGGTCTGGTTTTTGAAATTGAGCAGCTTGACGGTGACGGAAATTTTGACGAGCATAAATACATGATTGGTTTTTTCACCGAATTAGAAGCCAAAGAAGCCTATTTAAGTGAAATGCCAGAGGATAGGTTTGGCGGAATCAAAGCAGTAGATACAGATCATATTGAAAAAAACAAGAGAAATTATGTTTTTTCGGAGCAAGATTTAAAAACTAGAATTAACGATAAATACAACTCATTAAGTGATACCGAAAAGCCCGATTTTATGGCATCTATGGTTTATGAAATAGTTGATGAGAACTATGGAGGCAAGATACAAAATTTTAAGATTTTAGAGAAGCCAAAAGCTGGCTATATCATATCTGGAGGCTTTGAAACGCCACGTATGGGCGGTAAAAAACTAATAATGGGTTTTGATATAGATGATAGTAAAATCGTCTTAGCACCGCAGAATTTAGAGGTTTTAAACAATAGCGAAAGCGGGTCTTTATATCTTTTGAGTCTGGGTTTAGTTAACTCTTTCTCAGAAAAAACCAACTACTATCCGATTGAGTTTTTCGACTTTGCACAAAAGCAGATGAATTGCACCGTTGGCTGGTCTTGTAAGGGTGAAAATGGTTATGCCTGTTTGTCTAAAATAAAGAAGAACTGTAACAACAATCTGAATCCTAACCATAAAACATATATTAGCTGGCTAAAAGACCAAATAGGGAAAGGGGCTAAACTTCACAAGGGTCACATGGACGAAGCCAAGGCTCTTGGGATCATTAAGCCAACACCTACGAACAAACCTAATATTAAGCCAACACCTACGAACAAACCTAATTAAGCCAACGCCTACGAACAAACCTAATATTAAGCCAACGCCTACTAATAAACCTAATATTAAGCCAACACCTACGAATAAACCTGATATTAATCCAACATCTACGAATAAACCTGATATTAATCCAACATCTACGAATAAACCTGATATTAATCCAACATCTACGGTTAAACCGGACATCTACGGTTAAACCGGACGACAACCCCGCACCTAAATCACCCCAAAACAATGGTAAATTCCCAGATAATTTAGACAGTCTTGTTGTTGTCAAAAAACTTGGTGGTACAACAGGCGCAAAGCTAGTTAAAGACCCCGCAACTAGTAAACAGTATGTGATGAAAAATGGCAACAGTCCAGAGCATTTGGAAAATGAGGCGATCGCAGATAGTGCATACCAAGCTCTAGGCATCAACGTCCCTAATCACAAAGTCTACAAAGATGCCAGCGGTAAGCCCACGAAGCTTGCTGAATATATAGAAGGCAGGGATAGAGTGTTTGGGACATATTTTAATAGCACCGACCCAGGAAGCGACAGAACTCCATTTTTTGATGATAATGAAAATGAGTTTTTAGTAATGCTTGAAGGTATTAAATCTAAGCACATATCCTCAAGAGCCAAAAAAGCAATACTGATTAAATCGCAATTCGTTATTTGGTTAATTTTCCTGCCTCTTTTGTTATTTCCCCCAAATCTTTTTTAATTTCATTCCACTGCTTAACGTGTTCTTCATTTTGATATTTTTCTGATATTTCTATTGGCAGTTTTGTTGATTTCAAAAATAATGCCCAAAAAATCCCAAAAAGTTTGCTGTCTGGTTCGTGTTGACCCTTAGCAAGATCCCGCTGAATAAAAAATAGTGTTGGCAACAAGTCTTCGTCTTTTATTTCTTTTCCGTCCATCAATTGTTGGTAATTTTTGTAATCACTAAAGTCTTTGTTGTCTTCTCTGTACGTATAGCCGTCAAATCTTAGAGCAAATATGGTAACGGCTTCAAATAAATCTGTAAAATCAGAATAATCTAGGTTTTGCATTTTATTTCTTTTTTATTTGTCTTTTTATTGTACTGTTTTGTAGACAAAAAACAAACATAAATAAATAGCAATTTAAAAACATGATACAATAACTATATTATCTCTGCTTAACTTACTGTATACAGTCATTTATTTAAACAAGAATATGAAAAATCTAGATGTTTTAAATCAAAGCGAAAATGAATCTTTGTGCTTTTTGAGCTTAGGACTAGTTAGTTCTTTTTCGGAAAAAACAAATTATTATCCGATAGAATTTTTTAAGTTTGCTGAAAAGCGGATGAACTGCACTATTGGGTGGTCTTGTAAAGGCGAAAACGGATATGCTTGCTTGTCTCGTGCTAAAAAAAATTGCTTCAGTAGCTTGAGTCAAAATCATGTCACTTATATTGACTGGCTAAAAGATCAAAAGAATAAAAATAAAGCCATAGTTAAGCCAGCGGACAAGCCAGAATTTAAAAACAATAGCAAGTTCCCAGACAATTTAGATAATCTTGTCGTTGTCAAAAAACTTGGTGGCACGACAGGCGCACAACTCGTCAAAGATCCTGTGACTGGCAAGCAGTATGTGATGAAAAATGGCAGCAGTCCAGAGCATTTGGAAAATGAGGCGATCGCAGATAGTGCATACCAAGCTCTAGGCATCAACGTCCCTAATCACAAAGTTTACAAAGATGCCAGCGGTAAGCCAACGAAGCTTGCTGAATATGTAGAAGGCAGGGATTTAGCCGAGATAAATAAAAACGGGACACAACAAGAAAAAGACTTAATCAAGAGCGAGATTAAAAAACATTTTGCTGCGGATGCACTTTTGGGTAATTGGGATGTTGTTGGACTAGAAAAAGACAACATTATGCTTGGCAACGATGGCAAGGTTTACCGGATAGACAATGGCGGTTCTCTTGGTTATCGAGCGCAGGGTGCTAAAAAAGATTCTAAATTTTGGAACAAATACCCGCTGGATTTATGGAGCATGAAAGATACAAAAGTGAACCCAGATGGTGCAGAATATTTTGGTAAATTAACACACAAAGAGGTAGTAACCCAAATAAATGATTTGGTTAGCAAGAAAGACAACCTTAATGGCATTTTCAGCAAAGAAGATCAAGAAATAATAGGTAGTAGACTTGATGAAATGAAGCGAGTCGCAGACATCAGCAAGACTCTAGATGACGACAAATGGAATGATGATTATATCGGCAACTTTACAAGACACACTGTAGGAATAAGAGCAGCAGGAATTACAGAAAAATTCCCGAAAGAATTTAAACAAAAATCAAAAGACTTTGACTCCGCAGATTTTACAAAAGTTGTTGATGAAAATGACAAAGAATTTGATAATTTGCGCGGCTCGGACTCAACAATGTACGATTTTCAGAAGTATGTGAACAATGATAGTGGTGGTGGCGATTATGGTATCTTAGAAAGCTGGATGGCTGGACAAGGAAATACGTCTTGGGGAAGATACCCAAGAGCAGCGAAGTATTTTATGTCAAAACAAAGAAATGTTCCTCCCGAAGATTTGTATTGGAAGGGCAAATTTAGTCGTGCTATTTCAGAGAACCAATATAAAGCTGTTTCGGAAAATCAGAAAAAGGGACATACAAAAGAGATATATAATAACACTTTGACGGCGTATCACGCATTTACTTATGAGATGCTGTCAAAAACTGATTTTCCCAACAAAAACAAAGATGGCACTATAACTTTACTTCGCACAGAGGGCAAAAATGTTACAGACATCTATAACTCAAAAGTTGGAGACGACAACTCATATATAAAACGTGGCTCAATGGAATCTACGTCCATATTCAAAGAAGTATATGTCGCTAGTACAACAGAGCTAACTTCGCAGGTTGTGCCAATTCATAGGGTATTCGGCGCATATTTTCACGAAGCTATCCCAGGAAGCGGAAAAACACCATTTTATGGCGACAAGGAAAATGAGTTTGTGGTAATGCTTGAAGGAATTAAATCCAAGCATATATCTTCAAAGGCGTAATTTATTTGACTGTTTTTTAATCTAGGATATCTACTTTATCTCCCTATTTGGCTAATTTTCCCGCCTCTTTTGTTATTTCACCCAAGTCTTTTTTAATTTCATTCCGTTGTTTGATGTATTTTTCGTTTTGATATTTTTCTGGTATTTCTGCTGTTAGTTTTATTGATTTCAGAAATATTGTCCAGAACCCTTTAAAAAGTTTGGCTTCACGTTGACCTTTGGCTAGATCCCGCTGAAGGAAAAATAGTGTTGGCAACGACTCTTCGTCTTTTATTTCTTCGCCATCCATCAATTCTTTGTATTTTTTATAGTCATCAAACCCTTCTTCTTTCCTGTATTTATATCCATCAAGTCTCAAGGCGTACATAGTCGCCGCTTCAAATAAATCTGTGGTATCAGAGTAATTTAATTTCCCATTTTATTTTGTTTAATTTTTTCTTTTCTTCTTGCATTTATAATACTATTTTTAAGCAAAAAAGCAAGCATTAAAATCACTTTTTAGTAATACAAATTACGTAGACAAATTTAATAATACCGACATAAATACAGAATAAGGAAATTTTATGTTGCAATTTGCTGTTATTAACGGCGACAAAAACAAATGGGTATGATACAATTTTGTAAATATACTTTACTTAAATAGCAGACAATACATTTATAAGCGCAATGAAAAACGTAATTACACAAGACTCAATTACCAGCAAATACAACTCTTTGAATAGCAAGTCAGAAAAATTAAGATTCATGCAAAAAATGGTCTACGAAATGGTAGACGAAAACTATGGTGGCAAAATAGAAAATTTTAATATTTTGGAAAAACCTAACCCTGGACACATAATATCTGGCTTTTTTGAAACTCCGCGTATGGGAGGAAAAAGACTGATAATGGGCTTTGATATTGACAAAGACAAAATTGTCTTAGCACCTCAAAATATAGATGTTTTAAGTCACTCCGAAGAGAGTGAGACATATTATGTGACAATGAAAATGGCTCTGGAATTTTCAGAAAAAGTTAACTATTTACCCCTAGAATTTTTCAACTTTGCTCAAAAGCAAATGAATTGCACAAAGGGCTGGTCTTGTAAAGGTCCGAATGGTTTTGCCTGTTTGTCTCAAAACAAGAAAAACTGTAACAATGCTCTTAATCCTGCTCACGCAACTTATGCCGGATGGCTTGCAAATCAAATAAACACAGGAGCTAGTTTACATAGTTCACACATGGCAAACGCATCAACGCTTGGCATAACCAAAACTACCCCTGCCCCAGCACCTGCCCCAACACCTGCCCCAACACCTGCCCCAACGCCAGCCCCAACACCTGCCCCAACACCTGCCCCAACATCAACTATTGGAACAAAAATTAATGCTTTAAAAAGCAAAATTCTTGGGAAAAAGAATCCTAATAAAAACCCAACGAATGGAAAAGGGCTTGTTGATACAAGGAACGAACTGATACAAAATGCGGGACAAAAAGCAGTAGAAGATGCTGAAAATAATGTCAAAAAAATACTAGATTCAAATGATACGCAGCCATTTATCAGAGTTGGAGAAATCCAGACACTAGAACTTATTTTGGGTTCTGAATTTAAAAATGCTCACCAGCTTGGTAAAACTACTCACAATATTCCAGATTTACTTGACACAAATTATTTGACTGCGCGGAGTCGTGTTGAAAAACTTATTAATGGCATACCAACAAATACTTCTGGTACAGATCGACCTATTTCTGCATACTTGGGAAGCAATGATTTAAATGGCAAATCTCACCAAGATATAGCCAAGGTCTACGGTTCAATTTCTGTGAAATTGAAAAAAGATGCCGTTAAAGACAGAATGACATTTACTGCAAGCGACTCGTTTAGGTCTGGGTATGCAAGCGATGTCACAAATAATGGTAATCCTCCACCACCAGATGCTTCTAGTTTGATCCCTATGACAAGGCATGGGTATAAGCGAGATAAGCTTTTGTCCCATGTTTCGACTGGGGACGATAAGGATATTTTAGAGAAAGCCGCAAAAGCCAAAAATATTGATGATTTGTCAAGAATTACAGACGGTACTTCGGCGGGTGCAGGTAAAAAATATGTTGAAGCCCAGGTTCACGGTGGTGTAAAACCCTCAGATATTGCCGAGATTCATTTTGCACCCAAAAATAATACAGATCAGCCAACTCCTGCGATCGCCACATGGGCAAAGAAAAATGGTGTCGACATATTTATCAATGGTAAAAAAGCTGATTTAGACAAAATAATTAAAGCACCTCCAGCAACAAACCCACACCAAAACATTGCAGACGCGATTAAAAATGGAGACATAGATGCTCTTGGCACGTTCGCCGAAAAACTAGAAAAAGAGACTGAAGCCTTAGTTACGGCGCATAATAGTAACCCAAATAATGTCAAACTTGCCAGCAAAAACGACACAATTGCATACACTTTGGCTGAGAAGCGTGGGTTTAACACCAAGCCACAAATTGGTACTGTAGCTGAAATTGATAATATTGCCCAAAATGGCGGAACTTTAACATTCAGGGGGATGGGTTCTCAAAAAAGATTTGACACATTTAAAAATGGCGACAATTTTCTAGCTACAGGCGCAGATGGAAACAATATGTATGGAAGTGGTATATATGTCGCTTCCCTTTTTGATCCGTCTCCAACTGGGAGTAAGGCTCAAGCCGCACACGCAGTGCTTTATGGAAACAAATACTCCAATCCCGGTGCTTTACCCACTGACAGCGCAACCGCAAGAATGGTAACGAGCGCAGACTTCAAGTGGGGAGACCATAAAAAGAACAAGCAAGATGTAGTAGAACTTGAGTCGCAACTTCAAAAATGGCTTACACAAAAGGAAAACGATGCAAAAACGCAATATCCTGCGGGTGCGGCTGGTGCGGCAAATTTTAGTCCACTCACAGAGAGCCAGTTGAAGGCAGACCCAGCGCACTCTTTACTATACTATAATGTAAGGGGCAATATCTCTAGTACATTTAACGCTAAGTTAACTGTCACGCCTACAAAAACAAAAATAGCATCATCTCCAACAGGAAATGAAAGGTACGAAATCGAATTCAACAAAAAACAAAGTAAATCTGCTCAACAATTTTTTAACACCCAAATCAATGGACAGTCTTATGATTTAACCCCACCTAAGTTCACGATTGAAAAAGTTGGGAATAACAAATATGAGTACACCAGAAGAGATGGCTTAAAAGTAGTTCAAAGCTACAAGAATACTATAGCCGAGGCAAAAAATGATCACACTTATATAGAGACAGTTAGGGCGTACAACGAGCATTTGAAAGCTACGTTAGGTAGTTCTCCCTCACCACAAGCTCAAAAAATAATCAATCAAGCAAGAGAAACTCATGACAGAATTATAGACGTTTTCATAGGTGATATTACCTATAGCAATAAAACATCTGGTAGGCTGGCTCTCATTCAAGGTTATGATGGGTTAAGACTAGACGAAAGTTATCAGCCAAACAATTTCGGGCTTGTTTTTAACAGAGGCAAGATGACCGTTCAAAATGATCAGATGGATAACAACAATTTAGACAAAGAAGCGAGAGGAACTTTGAAATAATCAGACGAGGAACAAATTAGGCAAACAAACAAAAGGAACTTTATAGCATGACCACCGAACTTGGAATTGACAAAACTTTGTCCAAATTATTTCCACAATGCAGCGGTTCTGCGTGGGAAATGTACATGACAGGGCTAAATGGCGGAAAGAGCCAATACGAATATGAGTTTTCTAAGGCACTAAAAGATCACACTTACGAAAATCTTAACGAAGACACTAAACAGTATATAGCAAATTGTCAGGAATCTAATAGAATAGCCAAAGAAAAAGGCATTAACTTGAGAAAGACTGTAGATAAAGATGTTATGGATAGGCAGATTCGTGAAATTTGTAGTGAAGTAACAAAAAATCTACCTGATGCAAGGACAGAAGACGAGAAGAAAGTTGTTTTTGATTAGACTTCAGATAATGTTGGCTATTCTGTTTTGCTTTTGTGTTATTCAGTAGTTATTATCCTCTATATTATGATAACTACTGAATAACGCAAAGTTAGGTAGTAAAATAAAAGTAACTAAAAACAAAAAAAATGCAAATAGCAAGCAAAGAAGATTACCCAAACGCTCAATGGGTAGAAACCCCGTTTAAAATCGGCACTAGAGGCGGCATGGACTTATATTATCTGGGAAAAGACACAGTTGATAGAGATAATTTGGTCGCCACACGCTACAACAATAGTGAGCCATTAGAGCCAGTTGATTTAGGTAGTTTATTAAAGTGGTCACAAGAACCAATTACTATTGATAAACAGCACGAAAAACTGCTATCAATGAATATTGATCAAGAGATTTAGTAATCAATTGGTATAGTAATTACTATACCAATTGATTACTCGTTTAAGTACGTTATAAATTATTATGAAAAACACAATTACACACAATACAATTACCAAAAAATATGACTCTTTAGGTAGCGAGTCTGATAATGGGCTTGTTTTTAACAGAAGCAAATTAACTGTTCAAAACGACCAAATGGACAACAACAAATTAGATGCTGAAGCGCGAGGAAATTTATAACATGACCGAAGAACTTTGGATTGATAAAACTTTGTCTAAATTATTGCCACAATGCGGACTTTCTGCGTGGGAATTATATATGACAAGAATAAACGGTGGGCAGAGTCAATATAATTATCAGTTTTCTAAGGCACTAAAAGACCACACCTACGAAAACCTCAACGATGACACCAAACAGTATATAGCTAACTGCCAAGAGTCCAATAGAATCGCCAAAGAAAAGGGGATTGATTTACGATATCCCGCAGATCAATATACAATAGATAGACAGATTTCATCAATCTGTGGAGAGGTAACAAAAAATCTGCCTGACGCACGAACAGATAGCGAGAAAAAAATTGTTTTTGCCTGGGGTTCAGAAAAAGAAGACGAGGATTAAAACAACCAATTATTAATAGAAAAAGTAAATATTACGAATGCATAATACATAAGCCAAACAACAAAATGCGGGTAATGAAAAACCACAAACAACAAACAAGATCCTTGAATAAATCAAAATTATCTTTTAGCCAAGTCGGCGGACTAAAAACAAAAGAGTACGACTCGGAGACTCCAGAAGGTGCAATTACATGATTTCCACCTGTCTGACTATAAGATAACAAATCAAATCTTTATTTTTCTTGTACCCATAATATGTGGGGATTTTTAATATTATGCTTATATCTTTAGTCTTTCAAGCTGTTAATAAAGCATCTAGTGAAATTGTTAAAATAGGACAAGATGTTGCTAGGCTTGGCGCAGTTTCCAGTGTTTTAAGTGCGCCTGGAATGAAACAGGGCTTTGCTGTTTTTGCAGACGGATTTAGTTTGGCATCGCTTGCGGCCACAAAAGCAATGCAAACAATTGAGCAGCAAATTGGCAAAGCTCAATCACTACAACAGCAGTTTGTTGGTAATGCGGCCTCTTTGTCCGCTCAAACTGCCAGAAGTTTTGATGAAAGTTATGGGGTTATTGCAGAGATTAGCAACAAAATAACTGAGATATCAGCACCTTTGCCAGGCGAAACACAAAAATATAAAGATATTGGTAACATCTTACAAGCATCTCTTATTCGTGGATATGTTGACAAAAAGGGTAACGTTGACTTTGCTGGTTTTGGACAGGCAGTTACAGGATTGTCCACAAACTATGGAGCATTAGCACTCGGCAAGGGGATGGGGAGTCAAAATGCCACATTATTCCTGCAAAGAGCGTTAAACGGCTCAAGTTTCGCAGAATTAAACCAGCTAGAATTTGGCGAAAAATCGCCAGAGGTTATTAATGCGATAAAGAACGAATTAAAGAAAATGGGGTACACAGAGCTTAAATCCATTCAGGGTTTGGCTAAACGCGCATCACTCTTAGAAAGAGCGACAAAACCATTTATTAGTGATGAATTTATAGAAAAATCATCAAGCACAATTGAGGGGATAACTGAGTCATTTAACACCAAAGTTTTTGACCAAAGAGTCGGGATCTTTGGGATGTTCAGGGAGATAAACGACAAAGGAACTGGCATCAAAAACGCGATAGAAGCCTATACAAAATTTTTAGGGGCTGTGATTGGTGACAAGGGTATTTTCGCCAAGCTTGGCGAATTTGCAAAAACAATAGGTATTGCAATAGACCCTATGCAAATTGCCCATGATATGTTTTTGTTGTTTACTGAGGGTGTTTTAATCCTAGGAAATGGGATAGAAGCGGCTACAAACAGTTTTAAAAAAAATAGAAACATATTTTCTGCTGTTGGGGCATTTTTTGATACGGTAGCAAATCAAATTGCGGAAGATTTGGGTGTTTCAAATTTTCATATAAAATTACCAGAACAGCTTGACGGGGTGTTTTCGTTTTTAGGTGATGGTATTTCACAGGCGCAAATTATAGCAGGTAAAGGGGTAGATTTTGTTCTACCAATACTACAGTCAGGCTTTGCAAATGTGTCTGACTTTTTTGCCGATTTATTTAATAAATTTAATAGCGGTGAGATAGAAGTCCCTGATTTTAGCAAGATTGGCGATATATATAATAATTTAAATATCAACAATATTAAGTCGCCAGATTTTAGTGGAATTGCAGACATAAACCAAGCGATCCCCCCATTTGTAAATAGAATTATATCTTGGACAGGAAATCAGTTCTCAGGCGTTACTTTACCAGAGATACAAAATGCGGGACAAAGTGCAGGACAAGGTGCTGGCGATTTATTTGTGAAGTTTTCTGACGGTGCTTCTAAATTTGTGAAATCAACTTTTGACACTATAAACGGCATCAATTGGGGCGAAATATCCACGATGATAGGCAACGGGATATTAGCTGGTATTACTTATTTTAGAGAATTTACAATGTCTTCAATTCCAGGAATTGTTGACGGGCTTGTAAAAATAACAGGTGAGATAATTAATGGTTTAGGCACAGCAATTAGCAACATAAAAGATTCTATATTTGCAGACGGCAATTTTGCCGATCTAAATACTAAGGTCGCCATAGGTTCTTATCAACTTGGTGAATCCATAGGAGCTTGGCTTGGTTCCGGCATATCATATCTCGCTAATTTAAATTGGGGCGGGATTTTAGTTGGTATTGGAAACACCGCAATTATCCTTGGTGGACTATTTATAGCTGCTGTAAATGCAGTTTGCAGCGTAATAGGCGGAATGCTAGTTGGATTCGAGAAAGAAGTGAAGCGTGGTATTCAGAAGTCAATTAGCTCGTTTATTTCAGAATTTAATGCTGGATTTACAGGAATATTCCAAAGCGTTAGTGAAATGGCGACCTCTGTATGGGATACGATAACAAAATGGACACAATCCACCATAACTCGGATTACAAACGAAATAACCTATGGTATCAAAAGTAGCCTACACTCTTTGTCGCAAGCGTGGAATGATATTACATCTTATATTGTTGATTTACTAAAAAAGACTGTTTCTGCCACTAAAAATACTATTGGCAGTATTTTTAGTGGTGTGATGAACAAAATAAATAACATCAACATCCCTGTTGTCAATAAAACCCCAGCCGAAATTTTGCAAAAAACTGGGCAAATACTACAAAAAAACCCGCCAGCGCAAGCAATTGAAGCGATAAAAGAAAATGTATTAATCCCAGTATGGGAATCGCCAGTAATAAAAAAAATAACAGGCAGATACATGGGGAACATACCAGAAGGGTATGTTCCCAACGCAGCAAATGGTCTAATGTCGGCAATAAATGAAGAAAGGCTAAATATGCCACTTGGGGCTAATATTGTCGTTGCAAACAACAAGGAGTTTATATTAGCACCAACAAATAAAAAATTCTCAGGTTCGCCAACACAATCAAATGAGTTGAAAAATACACCAAGAATAGGCGACTTTGCTGTTAACATAAATAATCTAATTTTAAACTCACAGGCAGTAAATAGAGTTGCTGAAAGACACGGTGCTGATGCAAGCAAAAACTTCTCTACCGTAAGTAAGTTTACAACGAATCAACAAATAAACAAGAAAGTAACAGATACAAGCATGAATGGGTTAGATTTAACTAAAGAAATGATGAATATACCAATGGGAGCAAATATAGCCGCTGCAAGCAACAGAGATTTTGTAATTCAATCGACACAAAAAACGCCAGACAGCATCAAAACACCATCAAATAACGCCCCAAAAATAGAGAATATTATTATCAATATAAATGGTGTTGGTAGGAACGCCGTAAACATTGCCGAGGAGGTCGCAGACCTTGTTATAGGGATGCTTGAAGGACGGATTGAATCAGAATATTCAGCCAATATAAGCTAATGTATTAATATCACCAAACACAAAAATATGGAAATCAAAAAACTATCTTTAGTTTCACCACTGATGCCCAATCTATGCACTACGCTTTCTGGTTTCAAAAAAACTACGGAAGAAGTCCGACATGGGCGGACGCTATGAATCATTGCACTCAAGAAACAAAAGTAAAGTTTGCCAAATATTTATCAAAATTAGGAGTTGATATCAATTCAAAAAACTTAACAGGAGATTTAAAATGCAAAAGAGAAGTTGAATTTAGGCTAAATCCCAAAAAGACAATAGAAAAACTGAACAACTTAATCTAAAAATAAACACAAAAAATGAAAGAACCAACTTTAAACGAATTAACGTCAAATATTCTTACATCGCTCCCACAATCTGTTACCACAGAAGAGCTAGAGGGGGTTGCAGAAAAATGGGGAATTAACTCTGTTGAAGAGTTTATGAATTCCATGAAACAAAGTTTGCGCGATTCTGGCACTTCTGAAGAGGCGATCGCAAAAATAGAAGGTACATTCAATCCTAGAGTAAGTGGATGCTACAGAGAATATCTTCGCAAAAGAATAACAGACGCTTCTAATGGAGTGAAATCTATCATTAATTAATTGATTAGCACTCGCTATTTAGCAAAGTAGTTAGTAATTTTCTTATTTTCTACTTTGCCAACGACATCAAACAAATTACAAAAATCAAAAAGCCCAGACTCTTTGATAATTTTAATAACTTCGCGTCTCATCGAAATGTCAAGAACCACAAGCGCACTGTAATGAATTAACACTATCGCCATATCTGACCCAGGCAAAAACATCCTACATTCAAAATATCTAGGATCTGCTGCGTGGACGTTGACTATTTTAACAACCACACCAGCTTGAACCACCATTTTTGATCTTGTTTCTGTTATGTGCGTTTTAATAATATACTCTTCGCCATCGTCTTCAATTCCCAAATCTTCAAATTCAGACTTCGGCAAATACTCTTCTTCGTAATCTTGAAGGATAAGAGTGTAATGCGTCCTATATGTTAACATAGCGGCGCACCCATTTATTAGTTGCCCATCCTTCACTTTTGAGAAAATCAACTGCTTTCTATCCTTGAGAACAGGAATTTTTAAGCACTGCTTTTTAACTTCTGCTAATCTTGTTGGATCGACAACAACACCTTTTAGGTCATCTCTGACAAATCTCAACTTTTCTGCCAAGGGAGCAAACCCAGACATACTTTTAAGCTTTTTCTCTATTTCTTCTGCCACGCCTTTGGTGGACTTATGTATTTTTATATATTCAACGACTTGTTTTTCTGAAAGCATTGCGACTTCAGAAAATTTAGAATTTTTGTGTCTCCGCAATCTTGTTAGCTTTACAGTTTCGCCAACTTGCTGTAAAATTTTACCCCGATGCCGCCTGATGAAGCGCATAAATTGCCAGTGATGTTTCTGGCTGCCGGCGGACTTGCCAGTAATTTTACAAATCTTGGCTAATAGTTCTGCAAATTCAATTGAGCTTATTGTTATGGAGTTTTTGCTGGCGGGAGACATAAATTGCTCTGGTGATTTGTTTATTTTTTAGTGTATATAATTTTATGAGAAAAGTCAAGTGGTAAAAGGTATTGGAATCTTTTGTCGTTGCGGAGTTTGGCATATTGTCTTACTCAATTCATTAAGTTTTGGCGACAAAAACAACAATCAATATTAATGCGGTTGCACGATACAAGCCCAAACATTTGCATCAGCATCCTACTAACGCCCGTGCCACCGGACATAAAACCTAAAATCTGTCCAGTCTTGGCAGTAAAAACATATTGTAATCCCCGCACAGCAAGGGTTTCGTGTTTTTGGCAATATTCCCCCGCAGCCGTCCCCCAAAACTGCTAAACAGACATTCGTTCCCAGCACCCTTCTAACGCCCGTGCCACCGGCCATAAAACCCAAAATCTGTCCAGTCTTGGCGACAAAAAACATATTGCAATATCCGCACAGCAAGGGTTTTGTGTTTTTAGCGATCGCTCCCCGCAGCCGTCCCCCCAAGCCGCAAACCAACCATTTGCACCAACGCCATAACAACGCCCGTGCCACCAGCTAAAAACCTAAAATCTGTCCAGCCTTGGCGACAAAAAACATATTGCAATATCCGCACAGCAAGGGTTTTGTGTTTTGGCAATATTCCCCCGCAGCCGTC